AACAGAGATTATCGAGTATATGAGAGAGTCAAAAGAGAACTTCTTTCATGTGCTTGAACAAATAGAGGAATAACAAATGGCTGTCTTATTTACAACTGTAAAAAATACTAACTTAGAAACTATCATTCACTTTGATACTGTTGCTGCTGAGTCTGGTACAATTACTATCGCTAACTTAACTGCTTCTACTCAGGTTCGTAATTCTGATACTCCAGCAGTAAATATCGTTAAGTTTTTCTGTACTGGTGCAGTTGGGGCTGGTACTCGTATTACTCGTAGCAGTAAAAATATTATTTCTGTTGCTCCAGAAAATGCTCCAATCCTAGATTTGAATTCAAATGGTTTTGTTGATAACACTAACAACACTGCAGACATTGTAGTTGTTAATGATGCTGCTAAAGCAGTTACTGGTTATATCGTTCTACGTAAAGTTGCTGGTTGGAATACTAAAGTTGAAACTGCTACTTACGGTGCTTACGATGATGAGTCTCGTGTTGGCGCTTCTACCACTATCAGTGGTTCTCCAGATAAGGTCTAACTATGAAACTAATTAGAGAAGTCTACGACACTACCAACGTAATCGTTGAAGAGAAACTAGGCAAACCAAAGCAATACTTTATTGAAGGTGTTTTCCTTCAATCAGAAATTACTAACCGCAATGGTCGTATGTACAAAGAAAGTACAATGGATCGTGAAGTTGGTCGTTACATTAAAGAAGCAGTTGAGAACAATCGTGCATACGGTGAACTGGGTCACCCAGAAGGTCCAGGTATTAACCTTGATCGCGTATCACATATGATTACTTCTCTACGCAAAGAAGGTACGAACTATATTGGTCGTGCCAAGATTTTAGATACTCCAATGGGTCAAATCGCTAAAGGTCTTTTAGAAGGTGGCGCAAACCTTGGTGTGTCTTCAAGAGCAATGGGTTCACTTAAGACTAATAACGAAGGTGTTCAAATTGTTCAGGACGATTTCATGCTGTCTACTGCAGCTGATATCGTCGCCGATCCTTCAGCCCCCGATGCTTATGTGCGTGGGATTATGGAAGGTAAGGAATGGACATTTGTTGATGGAAAGTTTGTGGAGCAAAATATTGAAGAGGTAAAATCTTTCATTAAGAAAACTTCTTCTAGAAATCTAGAGGAAGCAAAGATTCAGGCTTTCCAACACTTTCTGAGTAAAATCAGATAAAATATAAATAAATCATAGAACTATCCAGTTAGGAGAACATAGATGTCAATCGAACAAAAAATCGCTGAAATTTTAGCTGAGTCTAAAAAGAAACAATTAGACGAAGCCAAGTTTGCAGGTGCAGAAGGTGGTAAGGATTCTGGTAAAGACGGTGCGCAAGCTGGCGACCAAGCCGTAATTCGCACAGGTAACCCAGTTCCAAATGGTGGTGAAACACCTAATCCCGATAATGCACGCAACAACGTGGACAATGAAAAAGAAGCTGAGGGTGGTACTTCTAAAAAGTCTAACCCAGCTAATAGCAGCGCAAATCCTGGCGACCAAGCTGTTGTCCGCAATGGTACTGCTGTTAAAGGTATGAAAGAAGATCTAGACGCTATGTTTGGCGCTGATGATCTGTCTGAAGAATTCAAGACTAAAGCTGCTACGATTTTCGAAGCTGCTGTTATGTCCCGTGTAACTGCTGAAGTTACTCGTTTAGAAGAAGAGTTCGAAGCAAAAGTAGCTACTACTGTTGCTGAAGAAATTGAGGGTATTGTTGAACAAGTTGATGGATACCTCGGCTATATTGCTGAGCAGTGGATGACACAGAATGAAATCGCCCTTGAGCGTGGTATTAAGTCTGATATACTAGAAAGTTTCGTTGATGGTCTGAAAGGACTATTCGAAGAACACTATATTGATGTTCCAGAAGAAAAGTATGACCTACTTGGTGAGATGGAAGAAACAATTAGTGAACTTAAATCTAAGATTGACGAGCAAGTTTCTGCTAATGTTGAGTTAACTAAAACAGTTAGCGAAGCAAAGCGTAATGAAATCGTTAAGACAGTTAGCGAAGGTTTAACTGATACAGAAGCTGAGAAGTTTGCTGGTCTAGTTGCTGAAGTAACTTTCGATGATGCTGAAACTTATGAATCTAAAGTCAAGACTTTACGTGAATCTTATTTCACTACTAAAACTACATCAGGTGTAACATCTGTTGTAACTGATACTCCAGTTGAAGTAATTACTGAAGCTGGCTCAAAGAAAGTAGATCCTAAAATGTCTGCTTACTTATCAGCTCTCAACAATAAATAAATTTTAATTTAAAGGAAATCCAAAATGGATCGCAAACAATTAATGGAAAAATGGGCACCCGTGTTGAATCACGAAGGCTCTGCTCCAATCGAATCCGCTTACAAGCGTGAAGTAACTGCTGTTCTTCTAGAGAACCAAGAACGCGAAATGGGCAAGCAACAAGAAGCCCTATTCGAAACTGCTCCAACTAACTCTGTTGGTTCATACGGTGACACTGGCGGTATCGCTAAGTTTGACCCAGTATTGATCAGCTTGGTTCGTCGTGCAATGCCACAACTTATCGCTTATGATATCGCTGGTGTACAACCAATGACTCAGCCAACTGGTTTAATCTTCGCGATGAAATCACGTTACAGCACTCAAGGTGGTACTGAAGCGTTGTTCAACGAAGCTGATACAGACTTCTCTGGTACTGGTACTCACTCTGCTGCAGCTAACACTGACCCATTCACTTCTTACACTACTGGTACTGGCTTGGCTACTTCTGCAGCTGAGCGTCTAGGTCAAGGTGGTACTGGTGATGGTTCTTTCGGTCAAATGGCTTTCTCAATCGAAAAGACTTCTGTAACTGCTAAGACTCGTGCTTTGAAAGCTGAATACTCAGTTGAACTAGCACAAGACTTGAAGGCTGTTCATGGTCTTGACGCTGAAGGTGAACTAAGCAACATCTTGTCTACTGAGATTCTTGCTGAGATCAACCGTGAAGTTGTTCGTACTGTTTATACTACTGCAAAGCCAGGTGCCCAAGTTGGTACTGCTACTGCTGGTACTTTTGACCTTGACGTTGACTCTAATGGTCGTTGGTCTGTTGAAAAATTCAAAGGTCTAATGTTCCAAATCGAACGTGAAGCCAATGCTATCGGTCAACAAACTCGTCGTGGTCGTGGTAACTTTATCATCACTTCAGCTGACGTTGCTTCTGCTCTAGCAATGGCTGGTGTTCTTGATTACTCTTCTGGTCTAACTGGTAAGAATAACTTGAACGTAGATGATACTTCTACTACTTTCGCTGGTGTTCTAAATGGCAAGTACAAAGTTTATGTTGACCCATACACTGCTAACGTACAAGCTCAACAGTTCTTCGTTGTTGGCTACAAAGGTCAATCAGCGTTTGATGCTGGTTTGTTCTACTGCCCATACGTACCTCTCCAAATGGTTCGTGCTGTTGATCCTAACAGCTTCCAACCAAAGATTGGTTTCAAGACTCGTTATGGCATGGTTGCTAACCCATTCGTTTCATTGGATGGTACTGGCGGTCTAACTGCTAACGAGAACTACTACTACCGTCGTGTTAAGGTTACTAACCTAATGTAATCGGACAGGGCTTCGTAATGATTATGAAGCCTACGTAGATAGGTATTTTAAAGGGGGACTTTCGGGTCTCCCTTTTTTTTCTTCCTAAATAATAATATGACAATATCTATTCCAGCTGGACTTAATCCTCTATCGCCAAATGGCTTTAACTTTAGTATATCTAAGGTTCCAGGAGTTACATTCTTTTGCCAACAAGCAAATATTCCTGGCATTATGTTAGGCGATCCTACTTTCTCCACACCATTCTCAACTCAGCCGTTACCTGGAGATACGCTTTCGTATGATCCACTAACGATTCAGTTTTTGATTGATGAGGAAATGTTAAACTATAACGTAATCTATAATTGGATTGTTGCTTTGGGTTTCCCTGAATCATATGGGCAATACACAACTTTACTTTCCAATGATCAAACTGCATACGGTGAACTTGCAAAGAACTATTCTGATGCTACTTTGCAAATATTAGATTCTAACAACAACCCTGTTAGAAGTGTTACCTTTCAAGATGTATTTCCTACTTCTTTAGAAACTCTTACCTTTGCTTCAACTAATGATGGTGTTAACTATCTTATCGGTAGTGCAACATTTAAATTCGGACTCTATAGATTTGCATAATTAATTTGACTTTTTTGCAGATTTATAGTATAATGTTATTTTGAGGTTATTATGAATATAGAACAATTGCAGGAACAGTGGGACATTGATTGCCAAATAGATGATAACTATCTTGGTGAAACCACTACAGCTACCCCCAAACTTCACGCTAAGTATTTAAAACTACTTGTCAATATCAAACTCAAACACACTAAGTTGGGTTCTGATTATAACATCCTCCGTAAAAATAAATTCCGTTTGTATCGTGGTGAACTATCGCGCGATGAATTAGTTGCGCTCGATTGGCCACAATGGCAAGGTGTCAAGCCACTCAAGAATGAGATGGATGAATTCCTACAAGGTGATACTGAACTAAACGTAATGCGTGTTAAAATTGATTATCTTGAAACAATGATATATTTCCTTGAGTCAGTTCTTGGCCAAATTAAAGCAAGAGACTGGCAAATTAAATCACATATAGAATGGAAGAAATTCCTAGCTGGAATGTAATGATATTAAAGATTGAGAAACTTGATGAAGTTTATGTTCGCATATTTTCTGACTCTAGTATTGAGCAAGAATTAGTAGACTTCTTCACATACGAATATCCAGGTGCTCGGTTTACACCACAGTTCAGAGCAAGACTGTGGGATGGCAAAGTTCGCTTATATGATGGTATTCGTAAAACTCTTTACCTTGGGCTTGTTCCTTATGTTGAACAGTTTGCCGTAAGTAATGGTTATGCAGTTGAGTATGTTAATACCGTGTCAGTGGTTAATGATATCAAGACAACTGATGTAGAAGGTTTTGTTACTGCGTTAGAGTTACCAGAAAAAATTGAGATTCGTGATTACCAAATAGAAGCAATGACAACTGCTCTTGCTAAAGAACGCACACTGTTACTTTCTCCAACTGCTTCTGGTAAATCGTTTATCATCTATTCAATTATGCGCTGGCATTTAAATGCTGGACGTAAGTGCATTATTATTGTTCCAACAACCTCATTGGTTGAGCAGTTGTTTACTGACTTTGAAGATTACTCAACAGTGAACCAATGGCCAGTTCAAGAGCATGTTCAAAAACTATACAGCGGTTTTACTAAAGATATAACCAAGGATGTTTTAATTACAACTTGGCAGTCGGTTTATCTACAACCAAAATCTTGGTTCTCTCAGTTCAATGTTATCTTTGGTGATGAAGCCCACCAATTTAAAGCGAAGTCCCTTACCACAGTTATGGAAAAGATGGACAAGATTCGCTACCGTATTGGCACAACAGGTACGTTAGATAATAAGAAGATTCATAAATTAGTTCTTGAAGGTATGTTTGGTCCAGTGCATAGAGTTACCACTACTAAGAAACTAATGGATAGTGGGAAACTTGCTGAACTAAATATCATGTGTGTACTACTTAAATATAACGAAGAGATTCGTAAAGAACGCAAAAACAAAACGTACCAAGAAGAAATGGACTGGCTTATATCTTGTGAACCAAGAAATAAGTTTATCCGAAACTTGGCAGTAAATTCTAAAGGTAATACGCTAGTTCTTTTTCAATACGTTGAAAAGCACGGTAAAGTTCTTTACGACCTTATTAAAAATAAAGTACATGACAAAAGAAAAATATTTTTTGTCTACGGTGGCACTGAAACCACAGATAGAGAAGCAATCCGTCATATCACAGAGGGGGAAAGTGACGCCATTATCATTGCTTCTTTTGGCACTTTTAGTACTGGAATTAATATCCCATCATTGGAGAATGTAATTTTTGCATCACCTTCAAAAAGTAAGATTCGTAACCTACAATCAATTGGTCGTGGTCTAAGATTGAAAGATGGCAAAACAACTTGCAACTTATTTGATCTTGCTGATGACTTACATTGGAAGTCTTGGAAGAATCATACGCTTAATCATGCAGCAGAGCGTTATAAAACTTACGCTGAAGAAGAGTTTAAAATCAAACTTGTTGAGGTTGATTTATGCTAATTAATAACGAATCGTATATAGTGTTGAAACTAAGCACTGGTGAACAACTTATGGGAATTCTTGAACAAGAAGATGCAACCCATATCCAAATATTAGATCCTATGATTATCAGAACTATACCTGTTGTAAGTGAAGGTAGAGAGCACGTTACTGCTCATCCTTATTGCCAATTTACAGGCGACAATGTTTTTGATATCGAGAAACGAAACGTAATCTTTATTAAACCATTGTTGGCTACAATGATTCCCCACTATCTTAGAATTGTAAAAGAACATGAAAATAGTCCTGCCTTGCGAACACAGAAACGTGCTGAGGATTTAGACTGGGGAGATGGGGGAGATATCTCAAGAGAAGAAGCGATTCGTAGAATACAAATGCTTGAGAATATTACTGGGATCTCCGTGGCGGAGCAAGAGGAAGAACCAGAAGGTTGGTTCATTGAAGGAAACGATACTAAGCACTAATCACTTATATCAAACCCGACATGGTTTATTATACCCATGTATGAGTAGAAAGGCAAATTTAAATAACTGCAAGATGCAAGTTAAATGAAGTTTGCCTTTCATCATTATATAAGGTATACTATGGATATGTTGATAAATTTAAGGAAGCAATAAATGCTATGGCTCATTACGTAAACAATAAAGACTTTCTCGCAGCAATCGTTGAGATGAAAGAAAAAGTTAAACATGCTGAAGAGAATGGTTTACCAAAGCCAATCATTAGTAACTATATCGGCGAGTGCATCTTAAAGATCGCAACTCACTTATCATATAAGCCGAATTTTATTAACTACTCGTATCGTGATGATATGATTCTTGATGGGATTGAAAACTGTATTCAGTATATAGATAACTTTGATCCTGCTAAATCAAGCAATCCTTTTGCTTACTTTACACAAATTATTTACTACGCATTTTTAAGACGCATAGCCAAAGAAAAGAAACAATCATATATTAAAGGTAAGTTGATTCAGAACATGCCATTTGAAATGTTTGAACTTCAAGAACATGATGAGACTGGCGAATTCCATAATGCTTATCTTGAATTTATGCAAAACAACAGCACGTTCGATGATTTCATAGGCAGGAAAAAAGAAAAAGCTGCCAAGAAGAAAATGGAAAATACATTGAACGCATTTATAGATGATGAGGTGATAGATGACACGATCGATATCGGATTGGATAGCGGAATTGAGCAAGGGAGTGCGAGTGAGTCATCGGAACTACCCACCGATCCGCAGATCGAAGAAACGAAAGAACATTAGAACAATCAAGAGATTTGCTTGGGATGCTAGTGATAACATATTTGACTTGAATAAAATTATGAACGAAAATACAAACGAAAAAATCTTTCTTGGTGTTAGTGACTTTGACGACTTGATTACTTCAGAGATCCTGAAGCGTCGTGTTGAAGCAGGACAACGTACAACTCATCGTGAAACCAGCGTTCTTTGTAATAGAGAACAATGGGCTGAGTGGGCAGAAGAAACCTTTGAGAAAGACCTTCATGTTCAAGGTAACTCCTCTAATGGTATTATTATTGAGCGTGACACTAATAACTATATTAAGTTCGATGTTAATAGCAACACAACTTCAGTTCGTGCTTATGGTGATTCTGACTTTGGTGATGCAATCGTTGCGCTTGTTGAGTCTAAGTTTGATGTTGTAACATCCCACATTGAGTGGGTTTATGGTGCTGATGGTAACTCTGTTAATGTTCCATTGAATCGTGATCGTCTTCCAGTTGATGAGATGTATCCATTCCTTGATGGTGAAAAACTTGGTGATTATTATGAACGCTACATGGCGTCCTCAGCGAATATCCTACTATTGATTGGTCCACCTGGAACTGGTAAGACTACGTTCATTCGTGGTCTACTGGCTCACACAAACTCATCCGCAATCGTTTCATATGATTCTGGGATTCTTGAGAAAGATGGTTTCTTTGCTCGCTTTATTGAGAGTGATGATAACGTAATGGTTCTTGAAGACTCTGATGCGTTTCTAAAATCTCGCAGTGATGGCAACACAATGATGCATCGTTTCCTTAACGTAGGTGATGGTCTTGTGACAACCAAAGGTAAGAAAATGATTTTCTCTACCAACCTACCATCTATTCGTGATGTTGATTCTGCATTGGTTCGTCCAGGTCGTTGTTTTGATATTTTAACTTTCGATACACTGAATGTTGAACAAGCAAATATCTTGGCTAAACGTCTGGGTGTTACTATCCCGACTCGTCCACGTGGCAAAGAGACTGAACCATATAGCATTGCTGAAGTATTTAATCAAAAGACTGAAGGTATGACAACTGCATCAACTAGAAAGGTAGGTTTCATTTGAAGGTAGCCATTATCACTGATCAGCATTTCGGTGCTCGTAATGATAGTATTGCTTTCTTAGACTTCTTTCAAAAATTCTATGATAATACTTTCTTTCCTACTCTTGACGCATCTGGCATTAACACTGTTCTTGTTCTTGGTGATACATTTGATAGACGTAAATATGTCAACTTCTATGCTCTCGATCGTGCCAAGAAAATGTTCTTCGATAAATTGGAAGAGCGTGGCATTACTGTTTATATGCTGGCTGGGAATCATGACACTTATTTTAAAAACACTAATGAAGTAAACTCTCCCGACTTATTGCTTGCTGAATACAACAATATTGAAGTCATCGATGAACCAAAAACTATTAATGTAAATGGTTTTGAGGTTTGTATGTTACCTTGGATCTGTCCTGAAAACTATACACAAAGTCTTGACGAAATAAAGAACACCACTTCTACATTATGCATGGGGCATCTTGAGATCGCTGGGTTCGCAATGTATAGAGGAATGGAATCCCATGAAGGATTTTCTGCAGAAACTTTCAACAAATTTGACTTGGTTTTTAGTGGTCATTATCACCATCGTAGTAACGACCGCAATATTCACTATCTGGGAAATCCGTACGAACTTACTTGGCAGGATTATAACGATCCCAGAGGATTCCACTTGTTCGACTTCACTACAAGACAACTCGACTTCTTTGAAAATCCTTATCGAATGTTCGAAAGACTCGAGTACACCGACAAAGAAACTGAGCCGATCGACCTTGATCAGTTAGATCTTAAAGACAAGTATATTAAATTAGTTGTTTTGGAAAAGACTGACTTTTATAAATTTGACAAATTCATTCAGAAGTTGTATAATAAAGGTTGCCACGAAATTAAAATTGTGGAAGACTTTTCTGAATTTCAAGAAGGTGAAATCAATGAAGAGATTAACTTAGAAGATACAGTTTCTGTTCTTTCTAATTATATTGAATCAATTGAAACCGATGTTGACAAAGAAAAGGTTAAGTCATATATGCGTGGCTTATATACTGAGGCGATTAACATAGAGGTTATCTAATGTATCAACAAGAGATTCAATTCTTCTGGCCACTTACTGAGCAGATTAAACTTGACTTAGATTATACTGAATGTGATAAGCCAAAGTTGTGGACAACACTACCACTTATTGGTGGCACTGGTATGACATTAATGTCTACTGGTGGTGATGTTACTTGGTCAACTAGATTAGGTAATTGGGAACTCCCCAATGAAACAAAACAACCAAGCAAATTTCAAAAGTTTATGATGAAGTATTTCTTGGGTTGGAAATGGATGGGTAAATGATTGTATTTAAAAGTGTAAGCTGGAAGAACTTTCTTTCTACTGGCAACTCACCTAATAAGGTTCTCTTAAACAAATCGCAAACTACTTTAATCATCGGTAAGAATGGTGAAGGTAAAAGCACAATCTTAGATGCATTGTGCTTTTCATTGTTTGGTAAGCCCTTTCGTAATGTTAACAAAGGTCAGCTGATTAACTCTATCAATGGTAAGGGTTGTTTAGTTGAGGTTGAGTTTGAAGTTAATGGCAAAGAGTATAAAATCATTCGTGGTATTAAACCAAACGTATTTGAGATTTGGTGTGAGAATGAAATGCTTAATCAGGATGCTGCTTCTCGTGATTACCAAAAGATCCTTGAGCAACAAATCCTTCGATTAAACTATAAGACTTTTACTCAGGTAGTTATCTTAGGTTCTGCGTCATTCGTTCCATTTATGCAGTTGTCTTCATCACAACGTAGAGAAGTTATTGAGGATATCCTTGACATTAGAATCTTCTCTACAATGAATACCTTATTGAAAGAAAAAGCGCAGGAGACTAAAGATGCTATTACCCGAACAGAGAATGATATCAGGAGTGCAAAAGACAAGGTCGAAAATCAACAGACGATTATCAAAACGATTACCGAAGCAAAGACTACCGCAATCGAAAGCATCGTATCAAAGATATCTGTTAACAATGCTGAAATTTTACAGACAGAGGGCGAGATCGAACTTATCGTTTCGGAGATCGATACTCTTAAAGCAAGCATCAATGATAAAGGCAATGTTACTGAAGACATCGACAAAGCCAAGTCAATCAAATCCAAGTTACTCCAGAAGATCGAAACTTGCGAGCACCACTCGGAGTTTTTTAACGAACATGACGTATGTCCAAGTTGTAACCAAGATATCGCAGAAGAATACAAAGAGAGTATTGTCAAAGATCTTAATGAGAAAATGTTGGACAACAACACAAAGATTAATGAACTCGAAACAATACTTACAAACCTCAACGAAAAGTTATCTGAAATTAACGAAGTGGTTGGGCAAATTACCGATAAGAACATTGAGTTATCTACAAGAAACAGTACGATCACCTTACTCAACAAACAAATCCGTGAACTTGAAGCTGAGACCCAAAGGGTTAAATCTGACACAACTAACATCGATGAGGAGAAGGGTAAACTAAAAGAACTTGCCCAAGATGCGTTGAATAAGATTACTCAAAAGAATCAGTTGATGGAACATCGTAACATTGAAGAAGTTGCCAATGTTCTATTGAAGGACACTGGTATTAAGACTGCGATTATTCGTGAGTATTTACCAGCGATGAATAAGTTGATCAATAAATATCTGAACGCAATGGATACGTATATTCACTTTGAACTTGACGAAGCGTTCAATGAAAAGATCAAGTCTCGTTTCCGTGATGAGTTTACTTATGCAAGTTTCTCTGAGGGCGAGAAGATGCGTATTGACCTTGCGATCCTTTTTACTTGGCGTTCAATTGCAAAGATGAAGAACTCGGTCAACACTAACCTTCTCTTACTTGATGAAATCTTTGATTCAAGTTTAGATACGGCAGGGACTGACTATTTCCTTACGCTTATGAATACCCTCGGAGAGAATTCAAACATCTTTGTTATCAGTCATAAGGGTGATCAACTCTTTGATAAGTTCAGATCTGTCATAAAATTTGAGAAACGCAACGACTTTTCAGTGATTTCACAATAACCCTACAGGTAGTAGGGTTAAAAAACCCTTTAAAATCAATAACTTACGGCTGCAATTAAATATCGCTTTACTTTTACCAAAGGATAGTGTATAATAGTTGTATAAATTGATTGAAAGGTGTTTATTATGCAAATTCATAAAGATATGTGGGCAGACTTTAATGACTACGAACTAGCCAAACTCTGCTATACGTATGGCATCGAAGAAGAATTGGTGTTCGCTGATAACCTTACTTTGGCAAATCGCGACGAAGTTGAAAAATTGCTCACTGATTTTGAAATGGATATCGCTGCAGCTGGAGAATACCTATAATGGATATCAAATCATCAGACCTTTCCGCACGTCTACTCGCTACTGAAAATCTTTCAGTTCAACGTGCTAGAACTCGCACTGCATCATTCGATGTAAAATCCCGTGTATTAACACTACCTCTTTGGAAGGACATGACTCCCGAGATTGAGGATATGCTTGTTGGTCACGAAGTCGGTCATGCATTGTATACGACTGAAGACTACTTTGTTCCTATTCAACAGAATTCAAAAATTATGACTTACCTCAACGTACTGGAAGATGTACGTATTGAGAAACTCATCAAGCGCAAATATCCAGGGCTGCGTAAACGCATGAACGAAGGATATAAGCAACTGAACGATCGCGACTTCTTTGGTGTCAAACAAGTTCAGTCCTTTGACGACCTGTTGTTGATTGATAAAATTAATCTTTACTTCAAAGCAGGATTCTCCTGTGGTGTTCAATTTTCACCTGAAGAAAAACAATTCGCAAATCGTGCTGAACGCACCGAGACTGTTGAAGAAGTTATCGCTCTGGCTGAAGAAGTATGGGCTTATTCAAAAGAACAGTTGGAAGAAAAGAAGAAGAAAGCATTACAAAATGCTACACCTGAAGATCTTGAAGACCTCGAAGAGCAAGAAGATTCCGATGGTGAGTTTGATGATGCTGATATTGATTATGATGACTTCGAGGAAACTGACGAAGAACAAGAACAAGAACTGAAGCCAGCCAAACAAAAATCTTCTAGTGAAGAAAAGAAAGAAGAGCAGGAATCCCCTTCAGTTGGTGACCAAGAACTTGAGTCAAAAACCGAGAAAGCATTCGCTGAGAAGTTGGAAGACCTCGCTGACGAAAGCACTGAATATCTTTATCATGAATTTGATACTGAATATATGGTTGACCCAGTTGTTGGCTATAAAACAATTCTCAATGAAACCAAAGCAGTATGGGTCAAAGACGAAGAGAATGTTACCGAGGAAGATCGCAAGTTTATTGCTTCCGAGAATGGTAAGTACGATAAGTTTAAAGCTGAGACTACCAGTGCAGTCAACTACTTGGTAAAAGAATTTGAGATGCGTAAGTCTGCCGCCCTATACAAACGTGCTCAGGTTTCTAAGTCTGGTACATTGGATATGAAAAAAGTTTATGCATATAAATTGCAGGATGACTTGTTCAAACGTGTTACTATTCTCCCACAAGGTAAGAACCATGGTATGTTGTTCTTGCTTGACTGGTCGGGTTCAATGGATGGTGTTCTTGAAGATACATTGAAACAAGTTATCAACTTAGCAATGTTCTGCGCTCGAATCAATATTCCATATCGTGTGTTGGCATTCACATCGCAATACAATGACCGTAAGTATCCTACTGAAGCAGAACAGATTCGTCAACGTAACTTCATTACCAACAAACGTATTCGCAATGAAGGTAAGAATGTTCTTACTAATGCCAACAACAATTTCAATCTCCTTGAGTTGTTTTCTAGCAAGATGACTACCAGCGAATTCCATTCTATGGGTAAACGTGTTATCAATCGTAGATTCCAATGGAACGAAGGGTATAGCACTGGTGGCACTCCGCTGAATGAAGCATTGGTTTGGATGTATCTTAACATCGACAAGTATATCAAACAGAATTCTATTGAGAAGCTGACCTTGATTACGTTGACTGATGGTGAGGGTGGTCCGCTATATTCTTCTGAGGGTGATATGTCTGATACACGTTATGGATATGATTCCAGCGGTATGACTAAGAAAATCAAACAGAAACATTTTATCCGTGATGAAGTTACGCAAAAGACTTATCAGTTGACAAGATTCGCGAATCCTCAAACTGAAACGTATTTGCGTATGATTAAAGATCGTCATAATATTATGGTTGTTGGTTTCTATATCTGCCGCAATGCTCGTCGTGACTTGCAGTGTGCGCTGAATTCTAACCTACCATCATTCAATGGTGATACTTATTCTCAAATTGAATCTTGGAGGAAAGACTTCCGCCACCAAGGGTTTGCGTCAATTAAGAATACTGGTCGCGATGATCTGTTCTTGATTCCTCAAACTGCAACGAAGATTGTTGAATCTGACCTTGATGTAAAAGCCGATGCAAATGCAAAGGTTATTGCAAAGGAATTCGGTAAGTTTTTGAACGTAAGGAAGACTTCCCGAGTCCTACTCAATAGGTTCGTAGGCTACGTTGCGTAAGTTGTTGATTTTAAAGGGGATTTTATTCCCCTCAAATCTGCAAGGGATTACAAAATTTCGCTTTACTTTAATGCAAGGTTGGCGTATAATAGTTGTATAAGTTGATTAAATTATGATGTTTTTTTGAAAGTGAGTTATATGATGGCTAAAATTGACCCTGTGTTTCAGACTGAGTTTGAGACAAAATTGTTTGAATTGTTCCCAGACGTAAAGACTGAAGGCATGGTTCAAAATGCGCAGTTGCTAGAAACAATGCGTGCTCTTAATACGAAGACCTCGCCCAAGTGGTTGATGGTGAATAAAGTAAGTCGTGGTTTGTATGCGATTGATGGTAGTAAACCTATGGTCGTTGGCAATACTGTATTGAAACCCCAACCAAAGATTGAATCGTTTACAGTGGATTATACTAATACAGCATCTTTGATCCCTGCGAAGGATCCGAACTTTGTTCCATTCGGTAACTATGCCGACTTGGAAAATATTATTAAGGCGAAGATTTTCTATCCAGCCTATATCAGTGGTCCGACTGGGAACGGTAAGTCAACTATGATTGAGCAGATTTGCGCCAAGCATAAGCGTCCATTGATTCGTGTTAACTTGAATATGATGACTGATGAGGAACAACTCATCGGTACGAAAACCCTTGAAGATGGTAACGTGCTTATCGTTGAAGGTCCAGTCCTTATCGCTATGCGAACTGGTTGCACTTTGTTGCTTGACGAGATTGATGCTGGCTCAGCAAATACTTTGCTTTGCTTGCAACCAATCCTTGAGGGTAAACCTTATTACTTCAAACTAAAGAATGAGATGATTGTTCCTGCTCCTGGATTTAATATTTTCGCCACTGCGAATACCAAGGGTAAGGGTTCAGATGATGGTCGTTACATTGGTACGAACGTCTTGAACGAAGCATTCTTGGAACGATTCGCTGTGACCTTTGAACAGGATTATCCTAACGCAAAGATTGAGCAAAAGATTATTGAGAATCTGATGGAAAGCTACGAATGCAAAGACGTAGAGTTCGCAGAGACATTAGTTAAATGGGCTGACGCAATCCGTCGCACGTTTGCTGATGGTGGTGTGGATGAAACTATTACGACTCGTCGTATGATTCATATTGTTCGTGCTTATGCAATCTTTAAGAAGCGTGAGAAAGCAGTGGAACTTTGCTGCAATCGGTTTGACACTGCTACTAAGAATGCATTTATCGACCTGTATGATAAAGTTGCAAATCCTGCGCCTGAGGTTATTGCAACACCTGAAGTTGCTGCAACACCTGCAAGTGATGAGGTTCCATTTTAAACTTGACTTGCAATCTAAATCGTAGTATAATATTATTTGAAACTGAAAAAGGAAATTGATTATGTTGAAATTTGTTGACCTGAGCATGGCTCAAAAGAAATGCGTTGTTGCTTTGATTGAAGCCCAACCCTCTCTTAAGAAAAATGGCAAGATCTCTTTGAAAGAAGTCGTTGCTATCACCCAAGACTTGGCATCCAAGCGTACTGCTGGTGCTGTCAAGATTGGTTATCCTAACTGGTTGTTCAAGACCAATAAAGTAGAACGTGGTGTGTACCAATTGCCAGTTCCTACTGACGCTGAACTTTCTTCTTATACGAAAGCACTAACCAACAAACCTGCGTCTAGCAAGATTGTTAAGAACAAGAAAGTGGTAAAGGTTGTTTCTAAAGCGAAACCTTCCACTGATCTTTCTGAGACCACTCGTCTTGAAAAGATTATTAATGATTCTGTTGAAGTTGATCAGGACACTGAAGACTTCAATCAGATCTTACGTGAGAACGGCATCGAAGTCTAACTCACGTCTTTGGTACCAGAGGGGTCACTGCCATCTCCCCTCTGGTTTTTTTTATTTTGTGATGGTTAAATTATGGAGTCATTTTAAAATGTCTAAACAAAACTTGCTGTTGAAGCACCTTAATGCTGGTAAAGCATTCACCGCAAAGCAAATCTCTGCTTCTTTCGGTATCGCTCAACCAGCGTCCACAATCCGTAACTTGCGTGAGCAAGGCTACTGCGTTTACTCTAACCCAGCAGTTGTAAATGGTGCTGAAGTTGTTAAGTACCGCATTGGTAAGCCAACTCGTGCTATGGTCGCTCTTGCTGCAGCTGTGCGTGGTTCTTCTGTATTTACTCGTACAGTTTAATTAAGTGAGTTATAAATGGGCATTCTTCGGAGTGCTCATTTGTAGCATCCATTTGGAGATACTATGACTGAGATTATTTTAACTATTACTTTCCTTATTATCATTGCTATAATTTGGAAAGGTATTTCCTGTTTGAAGAACAGTAAAGAAACATCGGAGGATTAATGCCAACACCAGAAGAAGTAAAAGCATCGCAAATTGCCACCACAGGTGGTCGTAAATTTGATGGTGGTAAACTACAATATGGTTTGCTCCCACCACTTGCATTAAAAGCAACTGTAGAAATCCTAACATTTGGTGCGGAGAAATATGAACCAGATAATTGGAAGAATGTTCCTGACTCAAAACGTAGATACTTTGACGCAATGCAAAGACATCTTTGGGCATGGAAAGAGGGAGAACAAGATGATCCCGAAACTGGCAAGAATCACTTGGCACACGCAATGTGTTGCCTAATGTTCTTGTATGAACACGATGTAAAGTATTCTAAGGATTCAAATGTTTAAAATGTTAATTACATTTATTTCTTTGTTCATTATATTCTATACTGGAATTGAAATCTTCCGTAAGTTTACTGGCAAAGAGAAATGGGAAATCGCAAAGACAATTTCATATAGTCTAGCAATTTCTCTGGCAGTGGTAGTGTTTCTGGTTTTAATTGTTGTTTTATTTTAAGGATTAATTATGAAAAGTGTTTTGAAAATCTCTGCCCTTGTTACTGCTATGGCTCTGGCCACTGGTTGTACTCGTATTGAAACTGGAGAAGTTGGTCTGCGTCGTGGCTTTGATAAGCAAGTTAAGAATGAAGAGTTGCTTCCTGGATCTTTCAACCAAGTTATTATTGGAGAGGTTCTAACATTCCCTGTGAAAGAAATTTCAGTCAAGGTTGAGGATATGACTCCATTGGCTAAAGATAATAGCACAATGAAAGACTTTGATGCATTGGTTACATATAATATTAACCAAGCCCAAGTAGCTGAAATTTATAACAGTAAGAATCGTAGCTTCCATGCTACACATAATGGTGATGTTTACTTGATGTATAACTACATCTTCAATGCTTCACGCAATGCTATCTACAAGTCAGCACGAAAGTATGAAGCACTTGAGATGGGTGATGCTCGTCAAGCAATGGAAACTGAAATCAAAGAACAGATTACACGAACTCTGGCTGAGGAAAAGTTGGATGGTACTATTGTTATCGGACAGGTTCTAATCCGTAACATCGTACCTGCTGATTCAGTTGTTGCTTCTGCCAACGAATTGGTAAAAGCAAAGAATGAATATAAGACTGAAGAAGTTAAGGTGGCTACTGCTCGTAAGCGTAACGAATCTATGCAAGCAAACCCTATGGCTATCCCATTGCTGAAAGCAGAAGCCGAAGCAGATGCTATGCGTAGTTTGCCAGGTGCCATTGCCAACTTTAAGGGACAGACACTTGTTATCAATGGTGTAGTAACTCCAACTGTAACTACTAACCAAAAATAAATTTGACAAAAATGTCATTTAGGGGTATAATGTATTATACATATTATTATACCAAACAAAAAGGAGATAATAATGGACCAAGTATTTGTACGTTGTGCCCTAGATGGACATGAGAATCAAAAGTATTGTGGATTGGTTGAACACTACAAAACCAATGGAACTGCCGACCAGTGCCCACATCAACAAGAATGTAGTGATTTGAAAACCCATGTTAATAATGAAGAAGGAAAATTAAATGAAATTAAGTAAAGAAACCGTAGGATTGATTAAGAACTTTGCTGGTATTAATAGCAATCTGCTTTTGAAGTCTGGTAATAAACTAGCCACTATCTCGGCTCAGAAAAACGTAATGGCTGATGCAGTTGTTACTGAAACATTCCCCGACTTCGGCATCTATGATCTTAATGAGTTCCTCGGTGCCATGTCTTTGTTTGAAGATCCAGAATTGACATTCAATGAGAAATGGGTAACGATCGAACAAGGTGGTAACAGCATTAAGTATTTCGCAGCTGATGCAAGCGTATTGACTGCTCCGCAAAAAGCAATTACCTTCCCTGATGCAGAAATTGAATTCCCTATGAGTGCTAATATGCTCAGCATGATTCAACGCACCGCTTCTGTGCTGCGTGCTTCTGACGTGTCAATCGTTGGTGATGGTTCAACTATTGCTGTAGTTGTTGGTGACAAAAAGAATGCCACTGGTAACTCGTATAACTCCGCAGTTGGCGCAACTGATAAGAAGTTCAAAGTTAATTTGAAGGTAGAAAACCTAAAGATGATTCCAGGTGACTATCAAGTGTCTATTTCCAGTAAGAAGATCTCTCGCTTCAAAGGTGCTGGCGATTTAGTTTATTATGTTGCAGTTGAGGCAGATTCTACATTCGAAGTTTAATTGAGAGATTTATATTATGATTGATTCACGTGATGACCAGTTTCTGTGGGTGGAGAAATATCGCCCACAGAAAATCGATGATTGTGTCCTTCCAGAATCATTGAAGGATACATTCAAGCAGTATATCGCCCAAGGCGAACTACCACACTTTCTTCTTTCGGGGACAGCTGGTGTAGGTAAAACTACCGTAGCAAAAGCACTATGTAATGAGATTGGTGCTGAATATATTATGATCAACGGCTCAGAGGAATCAGGTATTGATACCCTCCGAACTAAGATTAAAGGATTCGCTTCAACGGTATCCCTAACTGATTCACCAAAGATTGTTATTATTGATGAGGCAGATTATCTTCAAGCCAACTCTACTCAGCCAGCATTGCGTAGTTTCATTGAAGAGTTTTCTGCTAATTGTCGCTTTATCTTTACTTGTAATTTTAAGAATCGTATCTTAGAAGCGATTCATTCTCGTTGCGCTTGTATTGATTTTAAGATTGATAATAAAGATAAGCAAGTTCTTCTTGGTCTATTCTTCAAACGTGCCACGCAGATTCTCAAACAAGAGAATGTAGACTTCGACCAGAAAGTGGTTGCTGAGTTAATCACTAAACACTTTCCTGATTACCGCAGGGTTCTAAACGAACTTCAGCGTTACAGTGTTTCAGGTAAGATTGATTCGGGTATCCTAGTCAACATGAGTCAGGAATCTTTCAAAGACTTGATCAAGTTGATGAAAGAAAAAGACTTTACCAATGTCCGTAAATGGGTAGGTAAAAATTCTGATTCAGATACAGTAGCATTGTTCCGTGAACTATATGATAATTCTGTAACCTATATGGCTCCAGAAAGTATTCCTCAACTTGTTTTAATTTTAGCAGACTATCAATACAAAGCAGCATTTGTAGCTGATCACGAACTAAATATTATGGCAGCATTGACCGAGGTAATGGCCAATGTTAAATTCAAATGAGGATGCCATGGAATTTATTGATTATGTAACATACGTAGTAGTTTGGGTAATGGGTGCGGTCTATGGTTGGTATGCAAGAGAGCGTCATGCGAAACGAACTATTGATAGATTCTTTTCTGAGGTTGCGGATGAAGTTGATGAACAAGTCAATGACTCAGTAATCCCAATTAAGATTGATCGACATAGTGGTGTCTTTTATGTTTACAATAAAGATACTGAAGAGTTTATGGGTCAGGGTAATACTAAAAAAGATTTAGAATTTAATCTTGCAAAAAGATTTCCTGATAAAAAGTTTGCTGCAGATAAAGAAAGTCTGAAGGTTCTCAATGAGTCCTTTTGATTTTTTAAATGCTATAAATTCAACCAAAGAAAATTTATTTGAAAAGGATCCGCAAGCAGGTAAGGATTATAAACCTTTCCTAATAAATAGAGGGTTATCGTATTTTCCCGATACTATCTTTTATGCTAATCAGATGAATCAACATGCTGGTTTGGATAAAGATATGCAGTTTTTCTTTTTCCTAAATATTATTTCAAGGAAGAAGAGGTTTAGTAAGTGGTCTAAAAAAGACGCTGAAACTGAATCTCTTGAACTTGTTAAAGAGTATTATGGATATTCAAGTGAGAAAGCGACAGAAGCACTTAAAGTCCTGTCTGAAGAGAACTTGATTATGATAAAAGAAAAATTATATAAAGGTGGAAAATCATGACTGTTGAAATGATTTATTACGACTGGACTCCAGAGTCTATGCTTGAAGTGAGTTTACCTGAGCCTGATAACTTTCTAAAGGTTCGCGAAACTTTGACACGCATTGGCATTGCTTCTAGGAAAGAAAATAAACTGTACCAATCTTGCCATATCTTGCATAAGCAGGGTAGGTATTTTATCGTTCACTTCAAAGAACTATTTGCTTTGGACGGTAAAGAATCGAATATCACTGCAGGTGATATTGAGCGTAGGAATGCGATAGCTGGTTTGCTTCAGGATTGGGATCTGTTAAAGATCCTAAATAATTCTCAAGCCGACCAGAAAGCATCTCTGTCGCAAATTAAAGTTGTTTCTTTCAAAGAGAAAGAACAATGGGAATTAGTACCGAAATATAACATAGGAAAAAAATCAAAATGATTAAACTTGAACTTGAAATTAATGAAGTAAACATGATTCTTGCAGTGTTGGGTAAGCATCCTTTCGAGGAAGTTGCCAGCCTAGTTGTTAAAATTAAACAACAAGGTGACCCACAAGCCGAAGCAATTGTTGCCGCACAAGCAACAGCTGCAGCTGAACTACCAGCTGCATAAAGTATCCACCTTAGGATCCGTCGTAGTCTACGGTTATAGGCGTCCGTGCAATTGAACTGACATACGTAATTGTCGCTGGATAAAGTAACCAGCATTTTAATATGGCTCTCTTCATTTCGCCTTCGGGGATTTGCTTGAGAGTTTTTCTAACTCGCTTAATAGGAGAAAACAATGTTGAATAACATTAACACAGCCATCGATTCCTTCCAAGGAATCAAAACTAAATTCGTTGAGACCTGCGTCAAAAACGAAGAACTCAAAAAACCCCTCAATACTTTTATTGCTGCGCAATCTTCCTTTGCGAAGAATGTGGCAAAATCGTATAATGACTTCTTCACTGCCTTGGGTATGTCAGCATATACCTTCGATGCGAAGAAAGCATTCACTAAACAGTAAGGGGACGACAATGACACATCTAACATTATTTGGTCCAGGATTTAAGGACTTTGATAAATTCTTTGTCGGCTTTGAAGATCACGCAAAACAGTTACAGTCTTTGCACGCTGATCTAACTAAAAACATTCCAAACTACCCACCATATAATATTCGTAAGAATAGTGAGAACTCATACACAATCGAAATCGCAGTTGCTGGTTTTGGTGAGTCTGAGATTGATGTTGAGATTGATGGCGGTAAGTTGATTGTTAAGGGTAATGTTGATGCAGCTACTGAAGCACTAGAAGACAACTTCTTGTTCAAAGGTATTGCTACACGTGCATTTACTCGTGCATTTGCTATTGATGATCATATTGAAGTCAAGAACGCAGAACTATTCAATGGTATGCTTAAGATCGCTTTGGAGCGTTTGATTCCAGAAGAACAAAAGCCAAAGAAAGTTAAAGTAAAGACTGCAGGTAAAAAAGAATTCTTACGCGAGGACTCTTATGACAAAGCTGCTGAAACACTTTAAGAATATCATTATTGGTATTGCTGACGGAATCCAAACATTCAGAACTTACAAAGCAGGTAAAGTCAAATGAGCAATTCTGTAACATTAAAAAATCTTGAGAGTGCATTGGCTGGCGAGTCAATGGCTCATATCAAGTATCGCTACTTTGCCAAGATTGCTCGTGAAGAAGGTTTCGAAGATGTTGCAAAACACTTTGAGCATACTGCTGATCAAGAAATCAAACACGCATGGGGACATCTTGAGTTGCTAATCGGCAAGCCATCCACTAAGGAATGTTTGCAGAAAGCAATTGATGGAGAGACTTATGAGTTTACAGAAATGTATCCACAGTTTGAAGCAATTGCTATAAAAGAAAAAGATCTGCAAGCTGAGAAAGAAATGCGTGGTCAGATTCAAGAATCATTTGAACACGCAGAAGCATTTAAGGCTGTGTTGGCTAAAGCTGAAAAGCGTTTTGCTGCTTTGAAGAAAGTAGAAGAGCGCCATGCTAATGCTTACAAACAGGTCATGGGGAGTTTATAATGGATTACGTATGTATAGTTTGCGGACACGTACATGATGAGGAAACAGAAGGTAAGTGGGAAGATCTTCCTGCTGACTTTGAATGCCCAGAATGTGGTGTTGGCAAAGATGATTATGTAGAAATGTAATTAGTCGTGACAAGTAGGGGGACTTTCGGGTTCCCCTAAATACTTGTTATGATGAAAGCAAAACTATCACCAAACCTAATATCCTTCTTTCTGGTTCGCAGAGGGAATTGGATGCTCAAAGTATCGGTGTATAAGAATAAACAGATTCTAGTTTTTATGCAACACGTATATGACATGGATAAAATTATTATGCAATATTTCCATGATCAAAACCAAGCAGCAGATTTTATTGAATATATGATAGAGGAATAACATGATTAAAGTTTTTAAACTATTGAATGGTGAAGAGATTATCGCCAAGACTGAAGTAAATGGACTTGGATATACATTATCTGATCCCGCTGCAATTGTAATTCAGCAAACAGAAAAGGGTGTTGGCGTTGGACTTGCTCCATATATGCCATATGCCGAAAGCGATATTACTTTATACGCTTCTTCTATTACAACTGAAGGTACTCCCTCAAAGAATATGGCGAACGAATATAACCGAATCTTCGGATCGGGTATCGAGGTTGTTCCTGCCAGTGCTTTAAGCGGACTTCAAATCGTCTCCTAGGACGTGCCAGGACGACCGTAGGGACGTTTTTCGGCTTCAAACAGGGGTTTACCCACCCCTACCTCCCCAACGGCTCTACAGCCCTCTCTCGGGGTCTAAATACTAATAAAAAAGTATTAAAAATCAATGACTTAGGATAACCCTACAAACTGTAGGGTTTTTCAACATTTCGCTTTACTTTAATGCAATCTTGGAGTATAATAGTTGTATAAATGATGAAAAAAGGAAATGATTATGTATAAGTCTAAGTCTGAGTTGCGTATTGAAACCGAACAAGCCATCAAGAAATTCTTGAAGCAAGGTGGTTCTATTGAGGTTGTAAAATCCCGCAAAGGACCAAAGATGGTTATGCGTTCCAAAGTTACCAAACAAGCATCCACTGGTACTTCTGGTTTCGCTGTTGGTTTTCCACGTAAGTCGTTCGTTTAATTTTAGGAGATCATAAATGTCTGAATTCAAATCTTGGGAAGAGATGTCTGTGTTGGAACAAATGCAGTGCCAATACTGGGATATGTATAAAGATGCGTATGGTAGTCGCCCTCGTGGTATCGACACCACTGAGTGGACCGAGGAACAATTCATGGCAGAATTTGAAACCCTTGGTAAAGTTATTGAGCGTGAAGAGATCGCTCGCAAGGAATCTGAAGCCCAAGCATCAATCCGCTTTGAGGCGCAGATCCAGTCTATGATATCTTCTGGCGCAAAGAATCGTGAAGCAGCACTCGCTTGGATTCACGAAGCCGAAGGTAGCAATGGTGATGACGAATATCTTTGCTTCTTGCTCGGTCTTCCTTATGGTTACTTCAGGAAAGCAGCATGAGAGTTTTCCAAGAGACCACCAACTGGAAGGAACATAATGTTCCAAACCATATCTACTATACCAGTGATAGCAAAAGCAAAATCTATGCATTCTATAACACGGTAACAGGTCAGGTTAAGAAATTCAAAAACCCAATTCGCTGGGACATGCGGTATAGAACTTTTAAGGAATTGAAACACAAATGAATATTAATGCACTCTTTAATGACCTCGCTGCCAACCCATCACGCAATTATAAGTTAGAGAAACTGCGTGAACACCAAGGGCATGAAACCCTCCGTGAAGTAATTCGTTTGGCTCTTTGCCCATTTACTCAGTTCTATCAGCGCAAGATTCCTACATATAAATGCGATGGTACTAATGCGAACATTGAATCAATCTTGCCAGCGTTGTATGACTTATCTTCTAGACAAGTTACAGGTAATGCAGCGATTGAATATCTGCGAATGTTATTGTCTTCACTTAATGAAGATGACGCAAAGGTTCTTGAGCGTATCATTGATAAGAGTTTAGATTGTGGGGTTCAAGTATCAACTGCCAACGATGTATGGCCAGGATTGATTACCGAATATCCATGTATGTTGTGTAGCCCATTCGAACAAAAGCTGGTTGATAAAATTAATTTCCCTGCTTATGCTCAGATGAAGATGGACGGTATGCGTTTCAATGCGATCGTTCGTGATGGTAAATGTGAATTTAGGAGCAGAAATGGAAAAGAAATCCTCTTATTGGGTAACCTCGAGCAAGAATTTATTGCTCTTGCTGGGTCTATCGATTGCGTGTTTGATGGAGAACTTCTGGTTATGCTTGACGGTGATTATCAGTTTGCTGATCGCCAGACTGGCAATGGAATCTTAAACAAAGCAAACAAAGGGACTATCTCAGCCAAAGAAGCAGCAATGGTTCACGCTACTGTTTGGGATTTGATTCCTTATGTTCAATTCGTTGACGGATATTGTGGAACTCCATACTCAAAACGATACTCAACTCTTGAAGCAATTGTTTCAAAACAAAAGCCAGAGGGTAAAAGGATTTGGAATGTTACTTCAACTATCGTTCAAACGCTAGAAGAAGCCCAAGAGATTTTCCAAGGATATCTTGCAGAAGGTTACGAAGGTATCATTCTTAAAGATGGTAATGGTGTTTGGGAAGATAAGCGTGCAAAACATCAGATTAAATTCAAAGGTGAACTTGAGTGTGACCTGAAGATCGTTGCAATTGAAGAAGGTACTGGTAAATATGCAGGTATGCTTGGTGCAATTGTTTGTGAATCTTCTGATGGTAAGATTAAGGTAAACGTGGGTTCTGGTTTCAATGATGCGCATCGCAAGAATCTAGGGAAAGAAATACTTGACAAAATTGTGGCAATCAAGTATAATAGTCGTATAAAGAATAAGTTGGGAGACGAAAGTTTATTCCTTCCAATCTTTGTTGAAATTCGTGATGATAAAGATATCGCAGATAGTTCAAAGGATATAAAATGAAAGTAGCAATCAATCGTTGTTTTGGTGGGTTCGGTATTTCGAATGAAGCATTCGAGAAATTACTGGACCGTAAAGGTATTGCATTTGATAAAGTCGAAGCTGAGGAAGGTCGTGCTTTTGTGGGTGCGACTTATTATGAGGCAGGTTACTCTGGTAATGATGACTACTACCTAAGTGATTACAGTATGACTGAGGATCGCGCAGATCTAGATTTGATCGCAGTTATTGAAGAACTGGGTGATAAAGCAAACTCTTTTGCAGCAGATATTCGTATTGTTGAGATTCCTGACGATGTCAAATGGCACATTCATGAGTACGATGGACTTGAACATGTAGCAGAAGATCATAGGACTTGGGATTGATGGCTGACATAATTATACTAAGTGGTTCAAAGGTAAATGAAGATACTATGCCTCAGATCCAACGATCTCTTGGTCCGTATCGCATTGCTTCTGAGTTAAAGAAACATGGATATAGCGCAGTTGTTATTGACTATTGTCAATACATGACAGCAGAAGAAATTAATAATGCTTTATCTAAACATTTAACTAAAAATACCTTATGGGTAGGATATTCATCAACATTTTTCTTCTTAACTAAACCAGATGGTGTTTTTTCAAAAATTGAAAAGATGTATCAAACCAATTCATATGAAAAAATGCAAAGCATTTATGCTTATGTTAAAGAGAACAGTTCAGCTAAACTTGTTTTTGGTGGAGCGTATGCATTAATCTCTCATGCTGATCATAAAATTGATTACTACCTAGCAGGATATGCTGATGTTACTTGTGTAGATTTAACAAATTTTTTGGCTGGAAAAACTAAACAAATCCAATACCCAATACCAATTGAAACTGATGATGGCGGCAAATCTATTTTAATAGATGCGTCGAAATACCCAGAGCCTCAAATGGATACACTTCAAACATTCTATCATGATAAAGATTTTTGTTTACTTCCAGGTGAAGGTATTCCTTTAGAATTTGCAAGAGGATGTATTTTTAAATGTAAGTTTTGTTCATACCCATTGCTAGGTAAAAAGAAAGGCACTTATATTAGGGATATGGAAGAAGTTCGTGATGAACTTCTTAGACTTTGGGAAACCAATGGCACAGATTCTTTTTATATTACTGATGACACGTTTAATGATGATAATGATAAAATGGAAGAGTTTCACAAACTGTTTACTTCATTACCATTCAAACCGAAGTTTGCTTGTTTCTTAAGATTAGATTTAATTGATAGGTTCCCTCATCAAGCAGATCTTCTTCTTGAAGCTGGATTGGTTGGCAACTTTTTTGGTATTGAATCATTTAATCATAAAAGTGCAAAAGCAATTGGTAAAGGATTGCATCCAGATAGAATTAAAGAAAGATTGAAATGGGTTCGTGAAAAGTGGAAGGGTAAAGTTAATACTGGTGTTGGCTTAATTATTGGATTGCCATATGATGATGACAAATATTTCCAAGAACTTTGGGATTATATTCATAGTGGTGATTACCCAGTTCAACATACATCATTTAATGCTTTACACATAACAGATAAAACAAAAGGGGTTAATCTTTATGGATCTGAGTTTGCTATGAATCCTGAAATTTATGGTTATGCTTTTGATGATAACGGACATTGGTATCATAAGGAACAAGGCTTGGATTTTAATATGTGCAGGAATATTGCTTATAATTTTGGCAATAGCATGTCAGACAAAACATTAGTTCCAGACTTTCAAGTAATAACATATTTAAATCTTGGTATACCTATGCAAGATATTGTTACTTTGACTGAGAATCAGATACGGTCAAAATACAATATTGCTGAGATGAATAATGATAAATTGACCATGTATAAACAAATGATTGGAGCAATATAATGAGACGTGAACTTGATGAAGCACTCTGCGCAAAGTATCCGCTGATCTTCAAAGATCGTAATGCAGATATGCGCACCACTGCCATGTGTTGGGGACTTGAGTGTGGTGATGGGTGGTATAACATCATCGATGTTCTGTGTGGTCTATTGACTTCTGACTATCGTCAAGCGCAAAGTCGTTACGAATCTATCAAAGATTTAGTTGATCAACCACGCTGGGAAGGTAGTAAAGATATTGTCACCCAAGAAAAAATTGATGAAGCCAAAGCCAAACTAGATGAAGAAACTCTAAAGGTTCCAGTTGCGGTTCAGGTTAAAGAGAAGTTCGGTGGACTTCGATTCTATGTTCAGGCTGCAACTGATAAACACTATCAGTATATCTCTTTTGCTGAGAGTATGAGTTATCGTACTTGTGAGGAGTGTGGTGCTCCAGGTAAAACATATACCGATGGATGGCACACAACTCTTTGTGATATCCATGCAGCAATGGCTGGTAAGGAAGAAGAATATCAGTATGAGGAGAATGAATAATGTTTTACGGTAAAGATACTATTGAAAAGAACTTTGATGTTCTCCTACAGAAATTAGAACAACAAGAATTGTTTTTGTTTGAACCAATGCCATCTTATAAAGAAGGCGACCGATGGACTGACGAATTTCGTATTCGTGATGGTCATACTAAACTTGCTGATGGTTCTTGGGTTACTATTCATAAAGTAACTACTTGGGTTCAAAAGATGAAACAAGATACTATTGAAGTATATGACAATTATCAAGATGCTCTAAGAAAGAATCGATTATTGGTTCAGAAAAATCGTGAAATGGAATATGGACTGCGAGTTGCTGGTAAAGCATTGAAGAACTCGTTGGAATTAACTAAGGAGATGATCGATGAGTGATAAAGTATGGGTAATGGTTGATGCCATTTATACGTATCGGATGAGGTATTGTGTTGAAGCACCAAAAGATCATCCTGAGTATGCGCTTGATGATGTAACAATGGAAACTGCTAAAGAATTTTCTCAGTTGGGTCTTGGTGAAACTATTACAAGTCATCGTGTGGTTTCAACAATGGAAGCATTAGATATGTGTGATGTTGATAATGATTATTGTAAATCTTGGACTGATGAGCAGAAGATGAATGCTTTCTTTACAAGAGAAGGTGACAAGAGGGAATTTTAATGTTTATATTTGACGTAGAAACTCTAGGTGTTGAATCAAATGCAGTTATCCTTTCAGCTGCATTGATTCATTTCGATCCAGAGAAGCGTCCAACATATCAAGACCTGCTAGACAATGCATGTTTTGTTAAGTTGAATGCAAAGGATCAGGCGAAACGTCTTGGGAGAACTGTGGATGTTGGAACACTTGAGTGGTGGTCTAATCAACATGAATATACTCGTAGCGTATCGTTTGATTCACAACCAACTGATATGTATGCAGAAGATGCAATCAAAGAGTTGCATAACTATATGAACAAGTTCATTAATGCAAATGGACAGACTATGTGGGCTCGAGGTTCTCTTGATCAAATGGCAATTGACTCACTTGCTAAAAAACTTGACATGCAACCAATTACAGGGTATAATATGTGGAGGGACGTTAGAACTGCTGTTGATTTAATGAGTGGCGGAACTAATGGTTATTGTGATGTAAACCATCCTCTATTTGAACGAGCGCAAGTTATTAAACACCACCCTGTTCATGATTGTGCTCTTGATGCTATGATGTTAATGTATGGGAAAAACTAATGTTAGAATGTTTAATCGCAGGGGATTCAATAGCAGTTGGAATTGCCAACGTAAGAAAAGAATGCGTTTCGTACTCTAAAGGTGGAATTAATTCTTACCAATGGCTCAATAAAAATATTCAGAATACGCCACTTCAAGCACGTCATGTTATTATCTCGCTTGGTTCAAATGACCACAAGTATATTAAAACAGAACAAGAACTAAGAACTATTCGTCAACTTACAAATGCCCAAAGAGTTTATTGGGTAATGCCAAGCAATAAGTTTCCAAATGCACAGTCAGCAGTTTGGCATGTTGCCAATGAACATAATGATATAATCCTTAATACTGAAAGATATCAAACAGATGGTGTGCATCCATCATGGGCAGGGTATAAAGAATTAGCTGAGAAAACAAAATAATGGAATTTTATACTTCGGTTCACCCGATTGGAGATCGAATCTTCATTCGTGGTGTTGAGAATGGTAAGCGTTACCAACGCAAACTAGATTTCTCTCCTACTCTTTATGTAACTTCAAAGAAACCCTCCAAGTGGAAGACACTGGAGGGATCATTCGTTGATGAAGTGAATCCTGGATCTATCAAAGATACCAGAGAATTCATTAAACGATATGATGGTGTTCAGGGATTTGATGTTTACGGTAACTCAAACTATGCGTATCAATACATCAGCGATAACTATTCACATGATGTTAATTGGGATATGGAACAGATTAAGGTATTCACCATTGACATTGAAACTTCAACTGAGAATGGTTTCCCTGATATCAAATCTGCCAATGAAGAGATTCTGTTAATCACTGTCAAAGAACTATCAACTAAACGTATTATTACTTTCGGCAGTAAGACTTATGTCAATCCTCGTGAAGATGTAATCTATGTTAATTGTAAAGATGAACAAGCACTTCTTACTCAATTCCTAGAGTTTTGGTCTAAGAGTCATCCTGATGTTATCACTGGTTGGAATACTGACTTCTTCGATATGCCATATCTTATTCGTAGGATTGAGCGTGAACTTGGCGATGGTGAATCTAATAAACTAAGCCCATGGGGTTATGTGAATGAGCGCAAGACGTTCATCAAAGGTAATGAAGAGATTCACTACGATATCGTTGGTATCGCTCAACTAGATTATCTTGAACTTTATAAGAAATATACATATTCTAAACAGGAATCATATCGCCTTGATTATATCGCTGACCAAGAACTTGGTGACAAGAAGAAAGTCAATCCAGGTGATTCTTTCAAAGATTTCTATACCAATCACTGGCAAGAATTCGTTGACTATAACATACATGACGTAGAGTTGGTTGACAAGTTAGAAGATAAGATGCGTCTGATTGAGTTGCATTTGACTATGGCTTACAATGCGAAAATTAATTTCGAAGATGTTTATTCTCAGGTTCGTATGTGGGATACGATTATCTATAATCACTTGCGTAAAAAAGGTATCGTTGTTCCAGCAAAGTCTTACTCTGGTAAAGATTCTCAGTTCGAAGGTGCTTATGTTAAAGATCCTATCATTGGTCTACATAAATGGATGGCATCCTTTGACTTGAACTCATTGTACCCTCACTTGATCATGCAGTATAACATTAGTCCTGAGACTTTGACATCTGAAAAGATTAGTGTCACTGTTGACAAACTACTCAATCAAGAGATTGATACTACATATGTTAAGCAACGAGATCTTGCGCTAACTGCCAACGGCTGGACTTATACCAAAGAGTTCAAAGGGTTTATGCCTGAGTTGATGGAACAGATGTATAAGAATCGTTCTAAGTTTAAGAAACAGATGCTTGTTATTCAGCAAGAGTATGAGAAAGATAAGTCCAAGAAACACTTGTTGAAAGATATCTCTCGTCTTAATAATCTGCAGATGGCAATGAAGATTGCTCTTAACTCTGCTTATGGTGCGATGGGTAATCAGTATTTCCGATACTTTGATATCCGTATGGCTGAGGGTATTACTACGTCAGGTCAGTTGTCTATTCGTTGGATGGCAAACAAGTTAAATGCATTTATGAATAAAACTCTCAAGACTGAGGGTAAGGATTACGTTGTTGCGATTGATACTGACTCAATTTATCTTACTCTTGAAACTCTAGTTGAGAAGATGTGTGAAGGTAAAACTGACGAACAGAAGATTAGGTTTATGGACAAGATCTGTGAAGATGTTTTTCAACCATTCATTGATAGTGGGTATCAAGAACTGGCTGATTATATGAATGCGTATAGTCAGAAGATGCAGATGAAGCGTGAGGTTCTGGCTGACAAAGGTATCTGGACTGCTAAGAAACGATACATTCTTAATGTTCATAACTCAGAAGGTGTTCAGTATGAGAAACCAAAGATTAAAGTTATGGGTCTTGAGATGGTCAAGTCTTCTACACCAGCGGTCATTCGTGACAAGTTGCGAGATTCAATTGAGGTTATTCTTAGAGGTAATCAAGCCGATCTTCAGAACTATATCATGGAATTCCGTAAAGAGTTTGATAAACTTCCCGTTGAAGAGATTGCGTTTCCTCGTGGCGTGAATGGTATGAAACAGTACGCTGGTTCACCTATCTATTCTAAGGGTACACCAATTCATGTTCGTGGTGCGTTGTTGTTTAATCACTACACTAAGAAGATGGGACTTGATAAAAAGTATCAACCAATTCGGGATGGTGATAAGATTAGATTTGTCTATGTTCGTAAACCTAATAAATTCCAAGAAGATGTTATTGCGTTTAGTCAAGAGTTGCCACCAGAGTTTGAATTGCACTCCTACATAGATTATGACAAGATGTTTGAAAAAGTATTTACTGATGCTCTTCAAATTATTATTGGTTCGCTTGGTTGGTCTACTTCCGAGCAAAGTTCATTGGAGGATTTCTTTGGCTAATATCCGTATCATTAAAACTGGAATCAATGTTTCAAAGATAGTGAAACAATTGAAAGAACACCCAACTGATTGGGGTTCACAAAAGAATATAGAGAATGTAGGTTCTTTAATTGATAGAGGGTTTGCTGATTTACCAGTAGATGCATTACAATTAGTTATGGGTAGTGTACAAAAAGCAGAAGACTTTGTTGGGGATAGTGAGATGTGTATTCCAACTCCTGCCATAAATCATCATACTGAAGTTGTAAGTTTTATGAAACGTAATTTCAAGAAGTTCAGTCGTTGTGGATTCCTTTCTCTTCCAATTGGAGGTCATGTTGGGTTGCACATTGATGAAGGAACTTACTATCTTACACGAGATCGTTATCATCTATCCATTTTAGGAAGATATAGATATTTTGTAGGCGATGAGTATGTAGATGTTGAACCTGGAACATTACTTTGGTTCAACAATAAGTTAAAGCACGGAACTGAGAACACTGGCGATTGCACAAGGATTACATTTGTCTTTGATGTTCCACATTCGAAAAATAATCCATGATACATTTAAATTTCCCTTCAAATTCTCCAATGCTACCTGCGTTTGATATTGCTCTACATAATAGTTCTATTGATATAGAAAATTGTCAACAATTAGTAAAAGTAGTTCTTAAAGAACAACCGAATATTATTGCAATTAAGTCTAGTAATCCTAACGATGATCCTAACTGGATAACAGGTAAACTATGGTCATATAACTTTTTAGATTTTGATTATCCATGTGTGCGTTATCTAGAGAAGTTTATATATCAAAAATACTTAGAGTATGCATTATTTTGTAGTATTGATTCATCTAAACCAGTATATGTTCAATGTTGGGTTAATATCATTAACAATGATGGAAGAAATATTACACGACACCATCACGCTAATGCGCATGGGGAAGCCCCAGCAGAGTATTCTTATATCTCAGGGAATATAGCCTTACAGACAGAAAACACAAGCACATTTTTTGCACATCCTATATCGCAAACTAATATATACCGAGGTATTCCAAATATAAATGGTGAGTTGATTTTATTCCCATCATTTATGGTTCATTGGACGTCAAAAAATTTATCAGATATGCCAAGGATAACAATTTCATTTGATATTATAACAGAAGAAGTTTATAATATGGTAGAAAACACTAATTACAGATTACTTACGAAAGGGAATATATGAAAGTTTTGAAATTTTACGCTGAGTGGTGCGGTCCATGTAAAGGACTTAGCATGGTTATTAAAGGTGCTGGTGATAAAATTAAAATTCCAATTGAAGAACTGGATATTGATAATGAGATGATGACATCAATTGAGTATGGTGTTCGTTCTGTCCCTACTATGATTCTTATCGATGAACATGGAACTGAAGTGAAACGACACGTTGGTACATTAAATGAAGAGCAATTACTCACTTTCCTAAAGGTATAATATGGCAAGCATCCTAGACAAAATTAAAAAGAATTCTACAATCAAAGACTCTGCGATTCTTTCTGAATCAAAGTTCTTTAAGAAGAAGGATATGATTCCAACTTCTGTTCCAATCATCAATGTGGCTTTGTCTGGTCGTCTTGATGGTGGATTGACTCCAGGTATCACTATGTGGGCTGGTCCATCGAAACACTTTAAAACTGCTTTCAGTTTACTGATGGCAAAATCTTATCTTGACAAATATCCAGATGCTGCTTTACTTTTTTACGATTCTGAGTTCGGTACTCCTCAGTCTTACTTTGATACTTTCGGGATTGACACATCCAGAGTTGTTCATACTCCACTTACCGATGTAGAACAATTGAAGTTTGACATCATGCAACAACTATCTGAGGTTGAGCGTGGTGATCACCTAATTATTGTTATTGACTCAATTGGTAATCTGGCTTCTAAGAAAGAAGTTGATGATGCCATGGAAGGTAAGTCTGTTGGTGATATGACTCGAGCAAAACAATTAAAGAGTTTGTTCCGTATGGTTACACCACATCTTAACTTGAAAGATATTCCGCTGGTTGTTGTTAATCACACCTACATGGAAATTGGTATGTTCCCCAAAGCAATCGTTGGTGGTGGCACTGGTGCAATGTATTCTGCAGATAACGTATACATTCTTGGTCGTCAGCAAGAGAAAGAAGGAACAGAGATTGTAGGTTACAACTTTATTATCAACGTAGAGAAGAGTCGTTATGTCAAAGAAAAATCCAAAATCCCTGTTAGTGTATCTTTTGATGGTGGTCTATCTAAGTGGTCTGGTCTACTTGACGTGGCACTTGAGTCAGGACATGTCATCAAGCCATCGAATGGTTGGTACCAAAAAGTAAACAAAGAAACTGGTGAGATTGAAGACAAGAAACATCGTATTAAAGATACGGACTCCAAAGAGTTTTGGTTGTCAATTCTTACAAGCAAGTCTTTCTACGATTTTATCAAGAACAAATATTCAATTGGTCAAGGTGAAGTAATGATGCGTGATGATCTTGATGAAGCACTTGAGGCTCTAGAATTCGATGAGTGAACATCTTGCGAAACCTCCATTCGTTGTAGTTGAGAATCGCAAAACAGGAGTTGACGCAATAAAGTTGACTTCTGGACCGTATTCAGGTATAATTTATACTTACGGTAAAGTGAAGTTTGATGAACAAGATGATGGTACTTGCAAACTTTGCTTTGAGTATGACGTCATAGAAAATGAACAAGAGTATGTTGCTGAAGAGTTTGAACACTACATCGGCGACTTGCTTCAGTTTATTATGATGGACCAACTACAGAAAAACAATATTACTTACACTGGCGGAACTGAATGAGAATTGAAACAAAGATTTTAAGTAATCTTGTATATGATGAACAGTATTGTCGTAAAGTAATTCCCTTTATTAGAACTGATTATTTCTCTGAACGAAAAGAAGCAATCCTTTCTAAGATTATTGTGGAGTTCTTTACGAAGTATAACAAACCATTAACAAAAGAGATCCTATCAATTGAGGTAGGAAACCGAACTGATATCAACGACAAAGAACTTGCTGAGATTAATAGTTATGTAGATACAATGACTCACGAAGAAGTTAATGAGTCATGGATGTTGGAACAAACAGAAAAGTTCTGTAAAGATAAGGCAGTCTATAATGCAATTCTACACTCGATCCGAATCATTGATGGCGGAGATAAAGTTAACACCAAGGATTCCATTCCTTCTATCCTTTCTGATGCTCTTGCCATCTCTTTCGATAATCACGTTGGCCACGATTACATCGAAGACAGCGATGCACGTTATGACTACTATCACCGAGTTGAAGAAAAGGTTCCATTCGATCTAGACATGTTTAACAAAATCACCAAAGGTGGTTTGTCCAAGAAAACTCTTAACATTGTTTTGGCTGGTACTGGTGTTGGTAAGTCTTTGTTTATGTGTCACGTTGCAGCTGGAGTATTGACTCAGGGTAAGAACGTGCTTTACATTACTATGGAAATGGCTGAGGAACGTATCGCTGAACGTATCGATGCGAACTTGTTGAACCTTACCATGGATGAGTTGAAAGTTATTGATAAAGATATCTTTGATAATCGTATCAAGAAGATCTCTAGTAAGACGCAAGGTAAGTTAATCGTTAAAGAATACCCAACTGCTGGCGCACATGCTGGTCACTTTAGAGCATTGCTTGAAGAGTTGAAGTTGAAGCGTGAGTTTCTTCCTGATATTATCTTCATTGACTATCTGAATATTTGCGCAAGTCAGCGAATGAAGCAAGGTGGAAGTATTAACTCTTATACATATATTAAGTCCATCGCTGAAGAGTTGCGTGGTTTGGCAGTAGAATATAATGTTCCGATTGTTTCAGCCACACAAACTACTCGAAGTGGATTTACAAATAGCGATCCAGGTTTGGAAGATACTTCTGAATCATTTGGATTACCTGCCACTGCTGACTTAATGTTTGCGTTAGTTTCAAATGAAGAACTTGAACAGTTGAATCAAATTATTGTAAAGCAATTGAAGAATCGTTATAATGATCCTAGTTTTTATAAGAGATTTGTTATTGGTGTTGATAGAGCAAAGATGAAGTTATATGATGTTGAAGCGTCTGCTCAAGTAGGTTTATCTGATTCTGGTCAAGTTCAAGATGATGTACCTATGTTTGATAAGAGCGAATTTGGTAAACGACAAAAAGCAGAAGCATTCAGTGGGTTTAAGTTTTAGGAGAATAATATGGTAAAAGTAATTGTAGCTGAAAAGAAAATTGATTGCTCACATTTGTTGGGTAAATTTGTTGATGAATCACATTATGATATTCTTGTTGAAGAAGATTGTGATGTTTACGCACCACCAAACTGCGACCTAGCAACTCAAGCTGAGTGTAATGTTCCAAAAGATTGCGGGACTTGTGCCACAGGCGCAGACGAACACCGAATTGTATTTAAATTCCGTAAAAACTATTTTAGTAAAGAACAACAAGATGCAGCATACGCTGGACTTAGAGAAGCAGCTATTCGCACAGAGAATCGTGGACTTGCTTCTGGTATCAAAGATGGCATTGTTGCCACTTCAGAAGGTCGTGAGTGGGTTACCAACTACCAACAAGAAATGATGGAGCAGTTGATCAAGAATCGTAACTCATCTCTTGACAACGAAGACGTCATTGAAACTATCCGTGGAAAGTATCCACGTGAAGTAGATAAGAAAATGGCTGGTGGTAGCGGTAAGAATAACGTATGGGTCATCTCACGTTTCCGTGGTAAGTTTGATTTCGAAGCATGGTTGGATTCTATCAAACCAATGAATCGTCAAGAACGAGCAACTGCCACTGAAGAAGTATTGAAGATGGTAAGTACCACTACCTATGGCACTGCAGTTAATTCTGGTATTGCTGGTTGGTTCGATCGTTATCCACGCATTCCTTATGGTCGTGCTACTTCTTATACACGTGATAATCCAGAGAAGTTTGCTATGGCATATCCATTCTTACAAAATCTTGCCAAAGGTTTTAAAGATCTCCTGCCATGGCGTTATAATAATCAAATGCAAGCTGCAGAGAAACTAGACCCACGTTTCTTGGTTCCTGGAACTCCATTCACAACTATCACTGTGAACAAAACATTCCGAACTGCAGCCCACTATGACGCTGGTGATTTAAATACTGGTCTATCTAATCTATTGACTTTGTCAAATGACGGTAATTATACTGGCGGATATTTGATTGCTCCAGAATATCGTGTTGCGGTAAACGTAAGACCTGGAGATTTGTTATTGATTAACAACCATGAAGTTATGCATGGTAATACTGAAATCAAATGTGCTGAAGGTTCTGAGCGTGTATCATTGGTATGTTATTTCCGTGAGAAGATGCTAGAACTTGGGTCACATGAATATGAAGACACTCGCTATAACTTTGTTGAATCGCGTAGACTAAACAAAGAACATCCACTTTGGAAACCCCTGTGGAATGGTGTATCTGAATCTATGTGGGACAGCCAAGAATGGTATGACTATTGTGAAGACAAACTTGGTCGCGAAGAGTTAATGAAGTATCACCCAGAAGCCAATGCTTCTTCACTAGAAAGTTTCTTCTGATGTGTTCAGTCATTGGTGCTTTGATTCAGAATCCTACTTCAAAAGATTTTGAAACTATCCGTAAGGTATTCCTTGAGTCTAAGATTCGAGGAATGCACGCAACAGGTATGTCTGTCATTTATAATGGTAAGGTTCTAACATTCAAAGAGCCAGTTCCTGCTGATAGATTTGTGCATTTAGATGATTTAGAGGAGATGGTTAATGATGACGGTAATCTTTACCTTATTGGTCACTGTAGATATTCTACTAGCGATTTATTGTATAACCAGCCGATAGCAAATGAAGAACACTCTATTGTTCACAATGGGGTTATTACTCAAGAACTAGCAGAGAACTGGGATAAGTTATTCAACTACAAATGTGAAACAAAGAATGATTCTGAATTAGTATTACATTCTGATTCACCTCTTGAAGAATATACTGATGCATCAATGGCTGTTTGTGAACTAACTGTGGATAAGAAACTTCTTGCATATCGTAACGGTAAGCGTCCATTATACTTGACTTCTTTAGTGAATGGCGTTATAATTACTTCTACTGCGGATATTCCTAAACGTGCAGGTATTAAAATGCCAGCAGTTGAGATTCCAATGAATACATATATTACATTTGATGAACGTATGACAATGAATGTTCAAGTTGTTCAAACAACAAAAACTGATTTACAAAAGGTAGATTATGAATCTCAAACCATATCCAACTGATAAATTTACTTACGGAATGGAAATAGAGTGGGGTGATATTCCTCGCTCTTTTTCAATTCCAGAACATCTCGGCACTTGGGAATTCTCAGAACGAGATATTATTAATCTAAGAGAGCCATATCAATATGTCTGCGCTGACCCACTTGGTATCGATCCTCCATTCGGTGGTGAGATCAACACGAAACCGACTAGAACTTGGGAAGAACAAGTTGATCGGTATTTTGAACTTCAAAAACTATTCACAGATAATGGTACTCCACCTACAATTGGTGCTACTGCTCATACACACATTCATTGTCGTGTGCCTAATCTACGTGATGATATCGATGCACTGAAGCGTCTAACCAAATACATTAAAGAAAACCAACACGATACTGTAGAGAACGTATATGGTTACTTTGAGCACAATCAAATGAAAGGTGCCAAAGGCGCAAAGATGTATTTGAAGTTTGATGGTGGTCGTACTCTTCCAGATTATATGGCAGATAACATCATCAATCTAGCAACAGACTTTCCTTCATTCATTAAGATGCACGCTGCAGGTAAAGATGGAGTGTCAATGGGTCGCCCATTCCGATACGCTATTAATATGTACGCATTGAAACATATCGATACTGTAGAGTTTAGATTGTTTCGTGGAACAATGGATCGTACTCAATTAGAATCTTGCTTTAGATTTGTTCAAGACTTCCTCGATGCTGCGCTGAACGATGGTCAAAGTGTTCTTGAACTAATCTCAAATAACAATTATACTTTCCCTCCAATGATTTGGGAGTTGAATCAGTTTATTGGCTGGGAGAAAACTAAACATCCAGAAGATCGTGGAGAAAAGGTAAGAACTTATGTTGAAGTTGTCTAAGTGTTCCCGTGCTGAATTTATCTCAAGTATAGATCAGACGAATCCACTTGATAACTTTGCCAGAACATTTGTTGCCAAAGCAGATATGCAAGACCAATGGGATTATTGTATTGGTGTATATGATGGTAATGATTTAACTGCTGCAATTATTACCACAATATCAAAGACCAAACCTCATGTTGCCAACCTTCAACTCTTACACACATTTGCAAAACATAGAGGTAAAGGTTCTGCTAGAATTCTATGCGAGGATTCGTTAAAACGTGCCAGAACAAATGGGGCTACATATTATAGGGTGTCCTCTGAGAAACCTGCAGTGGGGTTTTACGAGCGTCTGGGGTTTAAGTTTTGGGGAGCCCAAAAGAGCGGATGCTCCCTATCGGTCTTTAGAATAGGGGGAGATACCTTCTTAGAGGGCGACTACGACCTCTCCGACACGACTATCAATAAAGCGGTCAACCGTAAGGGTAAAGGGGGTTGTACGACCTTCTACGACCTTGCAAACACCCAAAATAGGGTCAAAATAGACGATTTTTGAGTCAAATATCGCTTTACTTTTATTGCGAAATAGGGTATAATAGTGGTTGTAACAATTGAAAATGGAACTATATCATGAAACACACTACAAAATTTTATCTATATGCATGGTTAAAACGACAACCATATACAGTTAATATGGGAAAGAAGGTTTCGCAAAAAACTTCTTACGTTTCATCAGCATCATCACAAGAGTTCTGGAATGATTTTGGTAATGCCAAACTAGAACAGTATTGTATTTTTGAATCTGATGATGAAGCAGTTGTTAGTGCATCTGAGTGGTGGGGACTTGATTATGGTATGAAAGTTTTGGGTAAAAATAAATTCTACAACAAGGTCAACAATGCCCATCGTGGCGACCAATCGTTAGTAACAGAAGAAATCAAACAGAAGATAGTTGACTTCTATGAAGGTAAATTGAAGCCAGAAACAACTACTGATACATTCTCACTTGGTAGGAATATTATTGACAAGGTTGAGAATGGTTTTTACCCAGTCATTCAATATCCAGTATACAAACTGGTTGAATTACAACGTAACCAAGCACGGGCGATTGAACAGAATGTCACTACTGAAGACCAGATTGTTCGAGCATATAATGACTCACCAGAACAAGTGTTGCGTGATATCACTCCAGCAACATTAGTGAAACGTCCAGATGGTAGTCTTGAAATTGTTAATGGCCATACTCGAATTGGTGCTGCTTCTAGATGTCGTGGATGGAATGAGATTCCTGTTTGTATAATAGAAGAATCTGACTTTGGTGACACGAAAAAAGATATCGCTATTAATATCTTGCTCGCTGGTAGTTATGCTAATCGCCGAAGTCCAGTCATTACTAAAGAAAACACTGATGAAGACCTTATGTTCCAGATGGAAAATTATCTGGTAATTCAGGAGATGGATGCTTCTGTTGAAACTGCTCAAGAGTATATCAGAGAAGTTCTTACTGCTGAGTTTACAAAGAGCGCAGGTTCTAAAAGGGCAGCATCAGGTATTGTTACTAAGATTTTTAACAAGTACGAGAAACAGAAAAATGAAATGTCAATCACTAAGAACATGATTGTTTATAGTGATTCTGAACTGCGTGATTATTGTTATAAGAAATATGAGAAGCGTGGCATCGCTGCTGTTCACTCAACTATGAGTAGCATGGCTCACTTTGACCCACTTGGTTTTATCTTCCATCACTCAAGTCATATGAATACTCTCCCTAAGAAACTCGCTATTGTACTTCACTGTAGGACAAAAGACGAATATGTAAAAGGACAAGCTGCTGGTAAAGTTACCGCAATGCAAAGGGTCATCGATGGCTATAAACTACCTGTCGTGATTGATGTTTTACCTTCCTTTGAAGAATAATGGATTACAGACAACCACAAAATAATAGAGAAGCGTTCATCCGCTGGTACGCATGGTCATTAAAGTATGATGACTGTGACCCAGCTGTTTGGGCAACGAACTACCTCAACAAACGCTACGAGCATAATGATGAACAACGTCTTTGGCTTGCGTGGCTTTACGGTAACACTTATCAATTACCAACTGCGTGGGTATTGATGAATGAATTTCCTGATTATGAATTAGCAACAGTTGATAGAATTACGCAATGGAATACTACAAACTACAAACGACTGCGTTACCAAACTGATACAAAGTGGAACAAGGGGCATCTACCTGCCATGTTTGCTTCTTATCAACAGTTCATTGGTAACAGAACACAACGAGAAAGAATGGAAGGTTTTTATGGAGATAATGAGGAAGCAAACTTTGATAACTTGTGGGAAAGCGTTAAGTCTGGGCTGCATAAGTTTGGTCGCTATTCCACTTGGTTTTATCTTCAGCATCTTAAGCATACCGCTGGTATTCGCATCAGCCCTACTAGTCTCATGCTGGATGATTATGATGGCTCTCGCTCTCATCGTAATGGATTACTTTGCGCCCTCGGCAGACACGACGATATGGATAGAAAACTCAATGCAGGCGAGTATGCAACTCTTGAGCACGAAGCCAGATCTATTATCACCGAAACCAAAGATAGATTCCCAGATTTGGAAGCGCAAATAGATTTCTTTACAATGGAAACCTGCTTATGTTCATTCAAGAAAATCTTTAGAGCACACCATGGTCGTTACCTTGGATATTACCTAGATCGTCAGGCTGAAGAGATTATCAAAGCTGAGGGTGATGGTTGGTATGGTATTGATTGGGATGTCCTTTGGCAAGCAAGAGATGAAACTATTGACTTACGCTTGGATAACAAAAGAGGAATTGATAAAGAAAAGTTTCCTGCATTTATAAATTCAGGTAGAATAGAAAACTTGGAATGGATGTTTGATGATGAAGAACCTATGTTGATTGGATTGGAGAATTTTTAATGGCTATTACTAAAGGACAATTTGGTGGATTGACTGGTGCGATTTATGATGATATGAATAGTAGTGTAACTATTTCATCACCAATGATGGGTAGCGCAAGCACAATTACTACCAGTTCTAATATCACACCAATGCGCACTCCGACTGAAGTTATTCTAGATCGTTATCAGTTAAATGAAATCACTGTTCAGCATCGAGTTCAAGAGTTTGAACTTATGAAACTGCGTGAAAGTAATGTAGATTATGCTACTGAGATTAAACAAAATCTAGCCAAGTGGGCTTCAGAAGAAGTTACTAACAAGATGACCTTTACTAAAAAGACAGAAATAAACACAGATACCCATTCTTTCCGTGGACGTGTATGGGTCTTTAGTAAAGAAGAACTAATTAAAATGATTGAGGAAATTAGAAATGGCATTTAATGAAAACGTGGGTGTAGTTGACACCATCAAAGTAGAAAGGGTAACTAATGCTATGAAGACCAGAAAGATTATCGCAGTTGGTGGCTCACCTGGAACTGGCAAGACTACTTTGTTTCGTAAGTTTATGGAAGATAAAACTTGGCTAGAAGTTTCCCCTGCCAAGTTGGTAAATGCCAGTTACAATACCGAGAGAGATTTATACATCCTTGGTAAGTATGATGATGGCGAAGTATTCGCTGGAACTGACCGACTATCCATGGCAGTTCAACCACCTCTTCAAGAATGGGTCGCCTCCCATAATTGTAATATCCTTTTCGAGGGAGATCGGGTTTTTAACCAATCATTCCTAGAGTTCTGTATGGGTCTCCCAAATACACAATTAGAAGTGGTATTTCTAAAGGCTCCAAAAGATATCCTAGAACAACGCTATAAAGATCGTGGATCCGACCAATCTGAGCAATTCCTACGTGGAAGAGAAACTAAATATAGTAACCTGATGTCAAACTTTGATTTGATGCCATATATTACTGAGTTTGCAAACACTAACTTAGAGGAGCAGACGAAGGTACTTGCTTTTTTGGAGAAGCAATTTATTAGTTAAGCAAGCATCTTCTAGGGAATATGAATTACCTAGAGAAAGCTGATTTTGACTGGATGGACTTACTCAATTTCTATGAGCGTCCATTTAGAGCAAAACTCATTCCAGCAAAAGTATGGGTAGATCTAGATTCATATAAACACGACTCAATCGGGTTAACAAACTATGCTAGAAAATGGCGCACTAAGATAGAGTGGCGCAATGAAAAGTCCAAAGCAAAGTGGGCAACAAATTATGTAGCAATCGGTGGCGAGTATTCTCCTGATGATCGCCAAATAACCCTACAGATTTATACAAAGAAATTTAATAGTTTCCCTTTCACTGATAAATCTTGGTCATCATTTAAGATGAGATTTATTCAGACTCTTATGCATGAGATAATTCACTTCATGCAATATGACAGAAGGGGTGATGAATGGAGTAACTACGTTGTTCCATATAAGAAAGTTGGCATAGCCAAGAAAGATGAACAGAGAGCATACCTCTCTGAGTTTGATGAGATACAAGCATATGCGCATTGTGTGTATCTAGACTTTAAAATGCGCAGACCAAATGTAGATATCGACACCCTGTTGAATCGTTATAAGACAAAACGAGATTCATCTACACTCCACTATTTCTTAAAGACGTTCGACTACGATTTAAGAAACAACATAGCCACTCGTAAGATTATAGACCAGATCGGTAAATGGGATCGCAAGTATAATCGCATGACCTAAATATCCCTATGTTAATATGGGGTTATTATGGCTACAGCAAATACAATTCTTTCTGATATAAATGAAATCCAAACTGGATACTTTCTCAATGGAGAAAAGTGGTATGACAGCGATGCTAAAGCACAGTTTGAGCAAAGAAGTAAACAAGCAACTCCAGAAGAAGTAAAGGATGCTATTGCCAAAGCAAAGGTAATGGCAAGTGAGTTTGTTATATGGGCTAAGAATAATGGTTACAGATTGCCAATTAAAAATATTTGGTGGACTGCTCGACCAAATTCAATGTCGTCTGCTGTTGGTTATCCTGTTGATCAAAAGAAAAACCCAACTGATATTCTAGTTAAGTTTAGCTCTGGACCATCTGATGGGTTTCTAGGATTATCTGCTAAAGCCACCCAAGGTAAAGGAGAGATTGGATTTAAGAATCCTGGACTTGGAACTATTGACAGAAATCTAGGATTGCATCTAACTGAAGAATATAACAATCAAGTAAAGCAAGCAGTTAAGAAATACTCATTACCTGAGACTGCCACTACCCGTAAAACATACATACGAGCAAATCCAGGTATCAAAAAACAAACAGAAGAAATTGGTGTATCTATCTTGGCAGCAATGCGCGATGAATTAATGGTTCGTCTACAAAAAATGAAACAACCAGAGTTAATGAAGTACCTTTTAACTGACTGGATGGACGCTGATATAATGAAACCTCCTTACATCAAAGTTACTGGTCAGGGGAATAAAGAGCCATACCGAGCCATTGTTATGGATCCTACCGCCAATGATAAACTAAGTGCTTTGGGTAAATATGCAATTACTTTAGAAAATGTGGGTAATGAGTCTATCGGTGTTAAAGCAGGTGAAAAGAAGATTATGAAGATCCGATTTAAGTTCGAATCCGAAAAGATCGCTTCCTCTGTTAAGTTATCTGGGGAACCTTGGTAACATATTGCGTATTATAAATAACCATATAACACTACTTAATTGATGGATTAAATGAAAGATTATAGACAACTAATCAGAGAACTACCGAGTAAAACGATAGTCCTAGCCTGTTCGAAGTTTAACCCTCCGACTATCGGACATGAACTTCTAATCAAGGCAGTCAAATCTGTAGCCGAGCAAAAGAATGCCAGCTACGCCATTTATGCATCCGATTCTAGCGATGCGAAAAAGAATCCCTTAATTGTAGAAAAGAAATTGCAGTATTTGAATGCATTGTTTCCGAACACGCAGTTCAATACTTACTCTGACAACATGAGCGAAGTGGTTGCTAAATTAAAAGAAACCTATCGTAATGTTATCATTGTTACCAGCGCAGACAAAGTAGCTTCCATGAAGAAATCTCTAAAGGAAGCTACAGTCATATCAGCTATGGATAAAGATCCTGACAGCGAAGACGCTACTCGTAATTATGCAGTCAAAGGTTTATACGAAGATTTTAAAAAGAATCTACCATCAGCAATACGTGATATTGATTCTCGTAGATTAATGAATGATATTAGAATTGGTTCAGGACTTGATCCAATCAAAGAAGAAATTAAATTAGTTAAAGACGAACTACGTGAACAATATTTTCGTGGCGAAATCTTTAATGTTGGTGAGCAAGTAGAAGCCGATGGCCAACAATATGAAATTGTTAAGCGTGGTTCTAATCACCTATTATTAAAAGAATCTACTGGTAAATTAGTCAGCAAGTGGATTCAGAATGTTAAATTAGTAGAGAAAAAAGTAGAAAAGAAAAAGCTGAAGTCTTTTAAATCTACTGTTAGAAATACTGAACAGCCAGCTGGTTTGGCTCCACAAGATTTTACTTCTAGAACATTTGATGCGTTTTCAAACACTACAGTTACACCTGGAATTTAAATGAACGAATTAACAACTGCAATTAAAGTTTTGCTGGCTAATGCTACTGTAATGTATTACAAAGTGCATCAGTTCCATTGGAATATAGAGGGTATTGAGTTCACTCAGTACCACGAGTTCTTTGGCGATTTATATGCTGAAGTTTATGGATCAATCGATCCAACTGCAGAATGGCTACGCAAGTTAGATGAATATGCTCCAGTAAGTATGGATGAGTTATTCAAATATAAAACATTAAAAGAAGAATCTCAACGTGTTGAGAAACTTGAAGATATATTCGTGAGTCTTATCGCTGCAAACCAAGAAGTCTTGGACAGCCTAAATAAAGTGTTCACTATTGCTAATGCCAATAAACAGCAAGGTGTTTGTAACTTTATAGCGGATAGAATAGATACTCATCAGAAGCATGCTTGGTTCTTAAAAGCATCTGCGAAGAAAATAGGATAACCCTCAGAAGTTGAGGGGATTGCAAATATCGCTTTACTTTTATTGCAAAATAGGGTATAATAGGTTAATAGGATATAAAAAATGAAATCATTTAGCACATACTTAAAAGAGTCTGCCGAAGAAGGTACTAAACTAAAGCACATCACCCATCCTGAAGATCGTCCACTGATGCATGGCCATGATGGCTTTGAACATGCTCATGGTGCTTTGTCTCATGCGCATGAGCATATGAAGTCTGGTAAAAATAATAGCAACCTTACTACAAAGTATGATGGTTCACCTGCTGTAGTTTTCGGTTCTCATCCAAAGACTGGTAAGTTCTTTGTTGCTTCTAAATCTGCTTTCAATAAAGATCCAAAGATTAATCATACTGATGCTGATATCGATAAGAACCACGGACATGCTCCAGGTCTTGCTGCCAAATTAAAAGCTGCGTTACACCACTTACCCAAAGTTACTCCAAAAGGTAAAGTCTATCAGGGCGACATTATGCACTCTGAAGGTGATGTTAAGCACGATAAGAAAACTGGCAAAGCATCTTTTACTCCAAACACTATTACCTATACTGCTTCTGGCGATGAAGCCAAGAAAGCAGCAAAAGCAAAAGTAGGTGTTGCTGTTCATACTCAATATCACGGTAAAGATATCCACTCGATGTCTGCTCATCACGAAGTTGATCACCACGAATTCAAACAGCATCCTGATGTTCACCACCACGATGCCAGCTACGATACTAGCAAAGCGTCGCACTCTCAAGCCAATCAAGATGAGTTCCATAAGCATATGGCTGCAGCAAAAGCAGTTCATGATACTCATGGCGACAAAATGTATAACGCTGTTCACTCTGCCCATAGTGGTGAGCATGGTCATTTAGCCACTTACATTAACTCAACTGTTCGCAATAACACTACTCCAAACGTAAAAGATTTCAAAGCCCATCTTGAAACACACCACGCTAAACAAGTTGCTGGTGTTAAGACTGAAAAGTCTCAAGACGCTAAACGTGCTAAAGGCAAAGAAGAAGTTGATCACGTAGAAAAGAATAAGGCTCATTACGAAAACGTATTGACTGCACATAACCATCTTGCTGCTGCAAAGAACTCTTTGGTTAAGTCGCTAGAAAGTGGTCATAGCAATTATGAACACCATATCGAAGGTAAAGAATCTAAGCCAGAAGGTTTCGTTGTTAACCATGAACACAATGGTAAAACTGAACCTTCTAAACTTGTGAATCGTGCTGAGTTCGCAAGATCTAACTTGTTGAAGGTGCGTAAATGAAATCCTTTAAATCTTTCTTAAACGAAGAAATCTATTTCGATGATGATCTGACAGAAGCAGTCGATGACGCTTCCAAAGAAGGTGGTGTTTCAAATAACACTAAAGGTGTTCTACACGAGATTCTAACTGGCAAGCACCTTAATGGTGGCAAGCATATGGAGAAACATGTTAATGAACACAATGAAACTCCTGAGCAAACTCATAAACGATTAAAGGATTCAATTCACCCAGCTGACTATAAGCGCATTGATGCCAATGCTAAGTCTGCTGCTAATCACATTAAGAAACATATTGAGTCTACTCATCCAGGTCACGCTATTCATGCTGTTACTCATACTTCCAAACCTGGAGATACAGAAAAGGTAACTGGTCACAAAGCAACTCAGAAAGAAGATTCTTCTGATGTTTATGTTTCTACTAAGCATCCTAAGACTGGTAAAGTAACTCACCATGGTGTAAGTTTAAAAGTTAGCGATAACTCTAGCAAGAATATTCCTTCATCAAGTCTTGGTATGGAATCTGGTGGCTCAAAAGCCAGAGAACATTACAAAGCACATCAAGAAGGAATTCTAAAAGCACATCCACAATTAAAAGGTAAGAATAAAGAACAGCGTAAAGAAGCTGCAAAAGCAGATCCTAAGATGCACGCTGATGTTAAAGAACGCAACAAAGTGCTATTGCACAAAGTTGCACACAGTCATGCTGCTGAATTACAGCATCACTTAGATACTGGCAATCATGAGCACGTAGTTAAGCATATTCGTGAGGTTCTACATGCTCATAAAACACCTGCTCAAGAAAGGGGTCATACCTTTATCAAGCATACCACTTACAAAACTGCCAAAGGTGTTCAACACCACGCTAGTAGCCCAAGTGAAGACCATGAACATATTTTAAAAGATCATAAGAATCTTTCAGTTAAATCTAGTGGTGGTTCTGTTCACTTCTATCATAATGGTAAGAAGTTTGCGTCTCAAGCCCATAAGTTTGATTCACAAAGCGATCCACTAAGTTCATTAAAATCCGCAGGTAAGGCAGTCTAATATGCTATCATTCAAAGAATACCTAGATGAAGCCATCGTTCATAATGGTATTCACGCAGAGATAAAAAAAGATAGAATTGATTTCCATTATGGTGGTAAATTAGTTCACAGCCGTAAGGGTGATTATTCAAACCCAACTAAAACCGACCATAACACTGCTAAGAGTATTGCAACTAGAGTTCATTTATCTGTTAAGAATAAACCAGGTGGGTATACTTTAAACTATGGGAAGATATAATGCTATCATTCAAAGAATACCTTGTAGAATATGCAATTGATGCCAAGGGGCATAAGAGTTCCGAAGGTGGATTGACACAAAAAGGTGTTGATGCATATAATCGTAAGACTGGCGGAAACTTAAAGATGGCTGTTACTACACCACCATCTAAGTTAAAGAAAGGTAGTAAAGCTGCCAATCGTAGAAAATCTTTTTGTGCACGTATGAGTGGCGTTGATGGTCCAATGAAGAAACCAAATGGTGAACCAACTCGTAAAGCACTGGCATTAAGAAAATGGAATTGCTAATATGTTAACATATAACGAATTAAAAGAAAAGTGTAACTGCTGGAAAGGTTACAAACGTGTTCCAGGCACTAAACCATGCGCAGAGGATAGTTGTATGAAAGAAGAATTAGAAAAACACCACGTGTTAGCATTTGGTCGTATGAACCCAATCACTTCTGGCCACGAAGCAGTAGTTAATAAACTACATTCAGTTGCTAAGGAACATGGCGCAAGTCACAGTCTTGTAGTTTCTCATAGCCAAGATGCTAAGAAAAACCCATTGACTGGTGAACAGAAAGTTGCTCACGCTAAGAATGCATTCCCTGGGACTAATGTAAGTTCTGCAAGCAAAGATAAGCCAACTATCCTACACCATGCCGCAGCTGCTCATGCTGCTGGCGCAACTCACTTACACGTAGTTGCTGGATCTGATCGCCATGAAGAGATGCATAATCTTCTTCATAAGTATAATGGTAAAGACTCTGGTCATGGCCATTATAACTTTAAAAAGATTACTGTTCATTCTTCTGGTGAACGTGATCCAGACGCTGAGGGTACTACTGGTATCTCTGCAAGTAAAATGCGTGAGCATGCTGCTTCTGGTAACAAAGCAGAGTTTCATAAAGGTGCTCCATCAAATATGAAGCCAGAACATAAGGACGCCATGTATAACGATGTGCGTAAAGGTATGAATATAAAAGAAGAAACTGTTCAAGAAGAACTACGTCCAGATATGGGCGCAGGTGCTTATGTCAATGATTTTATTAAATCTACTAATCCAAGATTTAATAACAAATCTAAAGAAGAACGTCGCAAGATGGCTATTGGTGCATTCATGGCTGCTAAATCTAGACTAAAAGAAGGTCGTGGATTAGCGGACAAATATTGGAGCATGGCTCAGGATCGTAAAGAAACTGCCGATGAGAATAAAGATAATCATGAAATATATCATACCCATATGGCTGATCATCATGACCATATGAGTCGTTACCATGAAGAACTTGGTCAGCATACTCATGCTCAATCTCATGCAGATAAGGCAGAAATTCATCACGAGAAATCAATGCAAAGACCAAACCGTAAATCCACTGTTAAAGAAGGTACTCTTCAAGGTAACATCGGTGGTGGTGATGCCATGAACACTACAACTTCTGCTCCATCTGCATCAACCGCAAAGGATACTACTATGGGTAAAAAGATTAAAGGATTTAAATTCTTTAATGGCGAGAATGATAAACAAATGAATATGAATCAGCCAGTTAAAGAAGCAACCGAATTAGATTCTCCTTCTAAACATGCTGAACATATTGTCGCAGCTGATACCGATGATGAAGCAAAGAAACGAATCGCAAAAGTTCCAACTAAGCACCTTCAATCAGCACATCATTGGAATCTTGGTTATTCTGGTGGAGAACACAAATATACTACGCATGTTAAATCTGAGTTGCAAAAGCGTGGTGCAATGTTATCTGCTTCTGAATCTTCAAAACGATTTGACGAAGAAGTAAAGAAAGAAGACCCTCCATTTGATGGACCATACAAATCTACTTTCAAGAAACCAAATAATCCAAATCGTACTGGAATGGATGCTGCTCGTTCATTGGCTCAGCGTTCAATGGATCAACTCAATAAAAAGAAACCAGTTAATGAAGAAACTCTTGATGAGCGTAACAAAGCAAATGCTCTTATGCGTAAAACTATGGACGCATCCCGTGGCGCCAAGTTTAAGTTAAAGAATCCAGTACCTGACGCTGATCCAAAACACAAAACTGCCAGAGACCACAACGTAGCAATTGGACGTGCTTTACGTAACGAAGCCACTACTGGTAATCCAGGATTTGGATATCATGGTCAACATAAGACTGAAAATGATGCCGATGAAGCATATAAAAAGATTCACGCTCATGTTAAAAGTTTGACTGATAGTGATGACAAAACTGTCAAGCACTATCTTGATTCTGCTCATGGTCGCCATCTAGTTGGCCATGAAAATGATCATGATCATATTAAGAAAGACTTCAAGAAATTCTCGAAGTACTACAAACCAGAAATGCACGAAGCCACTGCGCAGAAAGGTGTTAACGTAGATAAAGTTAATACTGCTGGACAAGAGCCTCATGACGAGAAATTTGAAACAGCACCTAAGACAGTATCCAAAATTAAAAAAGTAAAAGAGGAAAATATGAAATCATATAAAGAGTTTTTACAAGGATTAGATGAAAAACTAATTGGTAAACAACACAAGATCGACAAGAATAAGAATGGTGAGGTTGATGGGCATGACTTTGAACTTCTTCGTAAAGAAGAAGTTGAATTAGATGAGTCTACTTACGCATCTGCTGATCAGGCAAAAAATGTTGTTGCGGCATTAAAGCAAAAACATAATGATGGTAATTATTCTGTTAAACAAACTAAGAATGGACACAAAGTAGTTCATGCTTATGATAGCGACGCTAAAGTTAAATCTGCTTGTAAATCAGTGAATGAAGAAGCTGATCACTTACTTGAATATGAGTCTGATGAAAGCGGTGTATATCGTCACACTAAGAAAGCTACTTACGGAACTTCTTACCAAGACCCAGAAGGTGCTGATGAGACTGCAGCTGATATGAAGAAAAAAGAAAAGAAAGCAGCTGGTCGTAAAACTGGTCAAAGTACTGGTTCTTACAAGCCACGTGCAACTATGTCCAAGCTGAAATCAGCTGGCGCAACTTATAAATAAAACAAGTCCAATTCAAGGAGAATTAAAATGGCACTATGGTCAAATACAGATGGCGATGCAGGTAAACCAAAATACCTATCAGACGCTGACAAAGCAATTACATTCGGTATGGATGCTACCGAAATCACAGCAGGTGGCGATAACGTAACTTCAGTTGGTGTTGCCAATGCAGGTGCTCGTTACTTAGAAGTACCAGCAGTCACCTTCTCTGGTGGCGCAGGATCTTCTGCTGCAGCTACTGCTACTATCGCTGGTGGCGTAGTTACAGCTGTTACTGTTACTAATACTGGTACTGGTTATACTTCAGTACCAACTGTTGCTATCGCAATCCCAAGACGCACTATTCCTACTACTGGTATTACTATTGCTACTGACACTATCGCTTATACAGCGCATGGTCTAAGTGCTGGTGATGCTGTTAAGTACTTCCATGGCGGTGGCACTGCTGCAACTGGTTTAACAAATAACACAACATATTATGTTATTGCTTCTGGTCTAACAGCCGATGCATTTAAAGTTTCTGCTACTGATGGTGGTACAACTGTTGACATTAGTGGTACTGGTAACAATGCTCAATACTTTGAACTTGCTACTGCTGTAGCAACTATCCAAGCAACTGCTGTAGCTGATCAAGGTTATGGTGCTGGTAGTGGTATTGCTGCTACTCACGCTGGCTGGGTTCGTCGCACTGTTGGTACTGGCGGTCGTGCTGGTCGTGTGTTTACTGAGACATTAGTTGCCATGGGTTCTATGTCTTCTGATGCTTCTGACGATACAGTTCTGCCTGACGCTTAATAAGTAGTTATGTATGATGGGGGAATTGTTCCCCCATTCCTTTGAGAGATATAATGTGGTATGAATGAAAAGTTAAGTGAAGCGAATTTTCTAATCTACGCAATGCATCACTATGATAATACGCAGTGTTATAGTTTAGCAGAATTCGAAGACGATTTAAAAAAGTTTTTATATCTTAAGAAATTAATCTCTAGGTATAAAAACAATGGCGATTTAAAAGAAAGACTAATACTCAATCATATAATCGTTCTTTATAATTTGTTTGGTGAAGCAACCACCAAAATGCTTTTTTATAAAGTAGATGAAGAATGTTGGGATATCCTAGTTACATTTCTAGTATATCTAAACTTAATGCCAGAACATATAGTTGACTATGGTATTACTTTATCAGAAGTTGTATTAGATGAGAGAGTTATCTCCACACTAAGGAAAATTTAATGAGCCGTATTATAGACAACGTGGTAGCATATAAAGTGCTCCGAATGTTAATTACTAACTTCACTGATACTGAAGCATTCAAACTTGGTATCATTGATGCGAAAGGTAACACGCTAAGAAAGTCTAATCAATTCAGCACTGAAGCGGAACGTAATGCATTCACGTATTTGAATCGTCTAGTATTTAACATGAAGAAACTAATCAACAAGATTGGTGGTGAGAATAAATTAAAAAGTATGGCTGCTGCAATTTGGTTGATTCGTGAGAACTATCAAAGTGGTTCAAGAACTACTTCTGGATTAGAAGCAAAATATAAAAAACTAATGGAAACTAATATCCATTTGGTTGAAGAAGAAATTCTAGTTGGCAGATTCCTTAAAGAAGAAGGTGAAGGTGGTGCACCGACCAATAATACTTCTGGTCCAGTGTCAACACAAGAGCCAAAGATCTATCCAAATAGCAAGAAGAAACCTATTATGGGTATGGCTAGACGCAAGCCAGTGGCAGTTAAAGAGATCGTCTAATGTGGATGATGAGTTTCATTCCTGATGCTTGGTTGCATCTTGCAGTAATTTATGTATTATTCGCAGGGGTGGGATTATATGCATTAAGTTTTTTCACTAGATTTATACCACCACTAATTCCGTATTCTGGGATTACTAGAATTGTGGCAACGGTATTGATAGTGTGTGGCATTTATTTTTATGGCAGTTACTCTACTGAGATGTCATGGAGAAATAAAGTAGCGCAACTTGAAGAACAAGTTAAAATTAGTGAAGCAAAATCTAAAACAGCCAATGTTGAAATACAAACTGTTTATAGAGATAAGGTTAAGATAGTAAAAGAAACGCAAGTAGTAATACAAGAACGAATTAAAGAAGTCGAGAAGCGCATTGATTCACAATGCACTATTGACACTGAAGTTATTAATATCCTCAATGAAGCTGCAAAGAGGAAAGCCAAATGAAACTATTATTAATCGTTCCTGTATTATTATTGACTGGGTGTTTAGCGACACCAGTAAAAAGAAGTTTTCCTGATGTTCCTGTGGAACTAAAGGTTACTTGTCCTGATTTGACTACTCATGAACCAACAACTAAACTAAGCGAAGTTATATCTACTGTTACAAAAAATTACGGGCAATACCAAGAATGTCAAATTAAAAATGAAACTTGGATTGAATGGTATAACACCCAAAAACAAATATTCGAGAGTGTAAAATAACATGGACTTAGAGAGATTAGCAAAAATGGAAGCACAGGTTGAAACCATTAAAGAGGATGTTAAAGATTTGAAATCAGACATCAAGGAAATTCACTCTCGTGTCACCACATCCAATAGAGAGATTGTTGACAAGATTGATGACATGCAAACTCGTCTTGAACACAAGATGAATGCAAATGCTCAAATTTCACAAAATCAACACGAAGAAATTCGTAAAGATGTTGTTGAAGATTTAGCAAAAATGAATGACCGTGTCTCTGCGCTTGAACAATGGAAATGGTATGTTATCGGTGGCGCAGCAGTTGCAGGATATATGCTTGCTCATCTAGACTTCTTTGTTAAATTAGTAAAATAATAAAAGGTAATCTATATGGCATCTACATTCAAATTACTAGCAGATAAAATGGGTGGCAGAGATGCTGCTGCTTATATCGGTACTAGTGGAGAAATCTTCTATGACCCAAGTGGCGCAACTCCACTCCGTATATCTGATGGTACAACTCCAGGTGGTATCCCATTCGGTGGTGGTACTGCATTTCAATCATTCACTCCACAATTTAAAACTGTTACTGGCAATACTCTTGCTGGAACTGTTACTACTGGCACTTATGTTCTTCAGGGATTAATTTGTCACTTTAGAGTTAATGTTAGTTTTGCTGCAACATCAGACTTTGGTTCTGCCAATCAGTATCAAATCACATTACCATTCCCAACTGCTCACACTGTGACTATTCGTGGTGGAACTTTACATGCTCCTACCCCTAATGATGCAATTTATCATATTGCAGGAATTACAGATATTGCTGATTCTACAACTATAATGAAATTATATTATTCTGGAAGCGCAACAGATTTGGCTTGGAAATCTTCCACTCCAGTTTCTGCAACAAATACTGCTAGCCACTTTGACATTTCTGGTGCATATCAGATAGCAATATAAATTTGCTTTGCAAGAGCATATGGGGTATAATTACTCTATATGCTCTATATTGACAACAAATACGCACAAATCCTTGGCACTCGTCTAAGGAACTTCAAACAAAAGAAAGACTACCTCTGGAACTACTCGTGTCCAGTTTGTGGAGATTCTTCGAAGAACAAACTAAAGGCTCGTGGTTATATTTACCGTGGCGAGCAAGAGTTGTTCGTGAAGTGTCACAACTGCGGTTATGGCACTAACCTTGGTAATCTTATTAAGTATGTAGATGCGAAACTTTATGATGAATATGTTTTGGAACGCTACAAAGCTGGCGCATCAAAACATCATGATCACAAAGACGTTAAAGTAACAAGCGTCATCATAGAAACTCCCAAAGAAGAATTACTCGAAGACGATATCCTCTCAAGTTTATCTCGTCTGGACAAACTGCCACTAACGCATCCAGCAGTTCAGTACCTAGTTAAAAGAAAAATTCCAAAAGATAAGTGGCATCTATTATACTTTGCTCCAAAGTTTAAAGCATTTACTAATTCAGTAACTGCTAAATTCCAAGAGCCAATTAAAGATGAACACCCAAGAATGATAATACCATTCTTTACACCTGCAGGTAAATGCTTTGCTTTTCAAGGCAGAGCATATGGTGCAGAAGAACCTAAGTATTATACTATTAAAGTTGATGAAACACAGGAGAAAATTTATGGACTCGATCGCTTGGATTATAGCAAACGTATATATGTGGTTGAAGGACCAATTGATTCGTTATTCTTACCGAATTGTATCGCTGTGTCAGGAGCCAGTTTTGATACCCCTACTATTCGGCAGTTACTTGCTAACGCAACGATTGTAATGGATAATGAACCAAGAAGCCGAGAGATAACTAAGTTTCTTGAAAAGAATATTGAAGCAGGGTATAGTGTTTGTATGTTTCCAGAACATATTAATCAGAAAGATATCAATGATATGGTTTTAGATGGTAAAATGAAACCAGATGAGATTGTTGATACGATAAATACAAATACCTTCAAAGGAATGGAAGCAAAATTGAAATTTAGTACATGGAAGAAAATATGAATGTTAGAATGATTAGTTATAGTAAACCCTCTCGAGAGATGTATGATGAGGGTTTGTTAGATGTGCAGGAGTTAGTTGCGTTCTGTGCACGTGTTAGTAATCCAAGCAACCAGTTCAACACAGATACATCAGAGAAGTTAATTAAATATTTAATTAAGCATCAGCATTGGTCACCACTAGAAATGGTCAGTGCGTGTTTAGAAATTGAAACTACTCGTGACATCGCAAGACAGATTTTGCGTCATCGCTCTTTCTCGTTTCAAGAATTCAGCCAACGATATGCAGATCCAACCAAAGACTTATCTTTCGTTCTTAGAGAAGCCCGACTTCAAGATACGAAGAATCGTCAAAATAGCGTTGAGAATGAAAATCTAGCATTGGCTGCTTGGTGGGAAGAAAGACAAAAGCGTGTTATTGAAGAAGCAAGAAATGCTTATGAGTGGGCAATTACCAATGGTATTGCCAAAGAACAAGCAAGAGCAGTATTGCCAGAAGGACTGACTGTCTCACGTTTATACATGAATGGTACACTGCGTAGCTGGATTCATTTTATCGAACTCCGATCCGCCAATGGTACACAAAAAGAACACCAAGAAGTCGCACGACAATGCGCAAAGGTTATTGCTGAGGTATTTCCTCTAGCAAACGAATTAATAAAACTATAAGAATATCGGGGCATCATATGGAAGAGATTGTACATGGCATTAAAGTTGATTACACACGTGATAAACTTTTTGATGAATTAGGTAAGTTACGATTAAAAGAAAGTTACATGAAAGATGATGAGGTAAGCCCACAAGAGAGGTTTGCTTTTGTTTCTAACACATTTGGGAGTAATCCAGAACATGCGCAACGACTATATGAATACAGTAGTAAGCATTGGCTCTCTTATTCTACTCCCATTCTCAGTTTTGGTCGTAGTAAGCGTGGCATGCCTATATCATGTTTCCTTAATTATATCGAAGATACTGCGGAGGGTCTAGTTGATAATCTATCAGAAACTAATTGGCTTTCTATGCTTGGGGGTGGTGTTGGGATTGGTTTTGGTATTCGTTCAGCAGACGATAAATCTACTGGTGTCATGCCTCACCTCAAGATGTATGACGCAAGTTCTTTGGCATATCGCCAAGGTCGTACTCGCAGGGGTAGTTATGCTGCTTACCTGTCTATTGATCATCCAGACATTATTAACTTTCTAGAAATGCGTAAACCAACAGGCGACCAGAATATGCGTTGCTTGAATATGCACCATGGTATTAATATTCCAGATGCGTTCATGGAAATTATTGAGAAGTCAATGTTAGATCCAAACTTTGATGACTCATGGAATCTAGTTGATCCAGCATCAAATGAAGTTCGTGAAACTGTTTCAGCAAGAGAATTATGGCAACGTATCCTTGAGATGCGTATGATGACTGGTGAGCCATATCTTCACTTCATTGATGAATCAAATCGTAAGATGCCGCAGTGGTTAAAGGATAAGGGATTATCCATTAATCAATCTAATCTTTGCTCAGAGATTATTTTACCAACAGATGTTAAGAGAACTGCAGTTTGTTGTTTGTCATCTTTGAATCTTGAACACTATGATGCTTGGAAAAATGATAAGTTGTTTTTGAAAGACGTTGCTGAAATGCTTGATAATGTACTCCAGTATTTTATCGACAAAGCACCAAACACTATTAAACGTGCAAAATATAGTGCTACTCGTGAACGTAGTATTGGTATCGGTGCTCTTGGTTGGCATGCGTATCTTCAACGAAATAATCTTCCATGGGAATCTTCACAAGCAGTTGGAAGAAACAAACAAATCTTTGCTCATATCAGAGGACAATTAGATGAAGCGAATAAGTTATTGGGATTGGAGCGTGGTGAAGCACCTGATGCAGTGGGTACTGGGAATAGGTTTAGTCATCTTATGGCTATTGCTCCCAATGCTTCTTCTTCCATTCTCATGGGCAATACTAGTCCTAGCATTGAACCTTACCGTGCCAATGCTTATCGCCAAGACACTCTATCGGGTTCTCACTTAAATAAGAACAGGTGGCTCGATGCGATTATTCAAAAGGAAGCAGTCAATCATAAAGAAGGTTGGTCAGATGAAGTATGGTCAAGCATTATTGCGAACGATGGTTCAGTTCAGCACTTGGATTGGATGGACGACTGGTCAAAAGATGTTTTCAAAACTTCTATGGAAATCGACCAGCGTTGGGTCGTCCAACATGCAGCAGACAGGCAAGTATATATAGACCAAGCCCAGTCGTTGAATGTTTTCTTTAGACCAGATAGTCATATCAAATATATTCATGCTGTTCACTTTCAAGCATGGAAGCAAGGACTTAAAACAATGTACTACTGTCGTTCTGATAAGATCGCCAAGGCAGATAAAGTATCAAAGCGTATTGAACGTGAAGTCATTAAAGAAATCGATCTTCATGCATTAGCTGAAGGAAATGATTGTTTGGCTTGTGAGGGTTAAATGTTTGACATAAATCAAATTTACAAAATTGATAATCTCCTAGATGATAATGAAAGATCTATATTAAATAAGTTTACTGATCAATATACTTGGACATTTACTGGATTTTCACATGATCCAAACTGTAGAAGATTTTGGATAAAAGATTTTTGGGGCGATGATTTTGGGTATTGTGTTGAGGTAGAAACTGTATTCAGAGAAAAAATTGAAAAGATTCTTGGATTAAAACTAGAAACTTGTGATTTATATCTTAATGGTCAAGCGCATGGTCAATGTGGTTCATTACATTGTGATGTAAAAGAACATATTGATGGTAATTTTATAACGATAGTATATTTTCCATTAGAATTCTGGCATCCTGAGTGGGGCGGGTTCACTGTAATTTTAGATATTAATGAGAACCCACATGTTATATACCCAAAACCAAATAGTGTTGTTATTTTTAATTCTAGATTTGCCCATGTTGGATTAGAGCCAACTGTGCATTGTAAAGAACAAAGAGTATCACTAGCGCATAAATTTAAAATTATAGGATAACAATGATAACTAAAACAAAAAACAATTTAACAGACGAACGTAATTATTTTAAACCATTCAACTATCCATGGGCATATGATGCGTGGTTGAAACATGAGCAAGCACATTGGTTACATTCAGAAGTGCCAATGGCAGAAGATGTTAAAGACTGGAAGAAGAAACTAACACTGGAAGAAAAGCAATTCCTTACTAACATCTTTAGATTCTTCACACAGGGTGACATCGATGTGGCAGGTGGTTATGTGAATAACTATCTACCATACTTTCCTCAGCCTGAGATTCGTATGATGCTTATGGGCTTTGCTGCAAGAGAAGCATTACACATTGCTGCATACTCTCATCTAATTGAAACTCTCGGCATGCCTGAGTCTACTTACAACGAGTTTCTCGAATACCAAGAGATGAGGGATAAGCATGACTATGTACTTGACATTTCTAGTCGCAATGGTACTATCGCTAGTACTGCTGAGCATATTGCTGTTTTCAGTGCCTTTACTGAAGGCATGCAGTTGTTTAGTTCTTTTATCATGTTGCTTAATTTTCCACGTCACGGCATCATGAAAGGTATGGGACAAATCGTTACTTGGTCTATCGTTGATGAAACGATGCACTCAGAGAACATGATTCGTCTATTCAAAGAGTATATTAAAGAAAACAATGAAATCTGGAATGACGAACTCAAAGGAAAGATCTATACTATTGCTGAAAAGATGGTACAACTAGAAGATAAGTTTATTGACTTATGCTATGCAGCTGGCGATATGCGTGAACTTTCTGCAGCTGATGTTAAACAATATATTCGTTACATTGCTGATCGTCGTCTAATCTCTCTTGGTATGAAAGGTATCTTTAAAGTTAAAAAGAATCCACTTCCATGGGTTGAAGAAATGATCAATGCTCCAGTACACGGTAACTTCTTTGAGAATCGTGTAACAGATTACGCAAAAGGTGCGCTGTCTGGTTCTTGGAATGACGTATGGGGTAAGGCAGCGTGATGGAGTTAATCTATCTGTTGATTGTGACGCACATTACCATTGTGTGCGTCACTCTATATCTTCATAGAGGACAGACTCATAGAGGAATAACCTTTCATCCAGCAGTTACACAATTCATGCGTTTCTGGCTTTGGTTAACAACAGGCATGGTAACAAAACAATGGGTAGCCATACATCGTAAACATCATCAGATGTGCGAGAAAGAAGGTGATCCTCACTCACCTCATGTCTATGGCATTTGGAGAGTGGTGTTTGGTGGTGCTTTATTGTACAATGATGCAAGTAAAAATAAAGCAATGGTTGATCAATATGGAGTTGGAACACCAGATGATTGGTTAGAAAACAATATATACTCAAAACATAGCAGAGCAGGCATCATGATTATGTTAGCCATCAATATTATTTTGTTTGGCTGGATTGGTCTGCTTCTATGGGGCATTCAAATGATTTGGATTCCATTCTGGGCAGCAGGTATTGTTAATGGTGTTGGTCATTGGTTTGGTTATCGAAACACTGATACCAAAGATCGTTCAAAGAACATATCAATATTTGGTATCATTATTG